ACCTTGTCCTTCACGATGGACCGGCTGTTAGCAGTACCGATGGTTTGATCCTGGGTACGCTCACGGTTGGTCTTCGTGCCGGGGTTACCCCAGAAGCGGTAACGATCCAGCTGAACGGTTTGACCCGGCTGTTTGGTGAAATCGTGGACGACCACTGGCTCGCAAGCCATCTCCACGATGTAAGCTGGGTGGGGACGGTACAGCTCCGCGCCCAGCAGCTTAGGAAAGTCGTTATCAATAAACATGTTGGTTTCTCAGCGTAGGTTTTGCTGATACCTGAGACCAGGGGGTCTCGAACTCAACAGCCAAAGCTGTTTAACTCTGGAACTGTTGGTTCCATTAAAAAAATTATAGCAACACTTACTGCTGCTAATTATTTAAGTTGACCCGCTAAAGCGCGTAATCCTCGACCAATTGCAACATTGCGGACAGCTTCCAGGCCAGTTCCAACGCCATAGCTGGCCAACTGGGCTGCGTGCATTGCAGGTGAGATCTGGGTTCCGGCAGCTTCCAGGTAACCAGCACCCCGCCTGGTGGCCTCAACTTCAGAGGCGATGGTTCCCAATTGATTTAAATAACCCATACCAGCTCCGTAGGCCAAGGCACGTCTGGTTGATGGGGCAAAGGCACCAGCTGCAATCTGAGCGCCAGTTTGAATCAGTGGGTGCAGGACTCCGCCATATGTCTTCTGCTGAACCTGCTGCATCAGACCAGGTTGCATGTTAATGGAGCGGTGCCCGAGTTCATGCGCCAGCACAAACTGACTGGCCTGCGGTCCGTAATGCAGCTCATCAACGGAGCCGGAATCATCGAAGTGGTAGGAGCCGCCTTTGTTGCGCTCGGGATTTAAGACGGTCTTGAGCTGCCCACCACCAACTTCTTTTCCATGGGCACGGATCAGTGCCTTCTTTTTTGCAATGACTCTGGGATCAGTTGAAACAACAGGATCAGTTTCTTTTTGGGCGCGGCGATAATAACCTTGGCTCAATGCTTCCATCAAAACTGGAGCACCGATTGAACTAGCGGCAGTCAAGCCAAGAGCCTTAACTAAATCGCTTTGCCCGCGATCCATCAGGCTTCAGGGTTGTACACAGGCATGCCAACCATGCCGCCGTTCAGCATATTGCCGGGAGAATAAAAGTTAGGATTCATAGTCCCCATAGCATGATAAGGATTGACATAACCGTCCATTGGCTGCAGATCAATTTGAGGGGATTGAATCTCAGGATCAATTGCCCCACCCTTCATCATGGCAACAGTTTCTAAAACCTGCTTAGCCTGGGTTGCTTTCTTCTTGGCGCTTTGGCGAGAAGATTTTTTCATGTCAGTCTTCCTCGGAGGTTTGGTAGGAGAGGGGCAGCTGGCCGCGATACGACACCATGGCATCCTTCATGCGGTGCTGCTGAGCAACCAGAGCATCTTGTATGACTTGACCCTGGCGCAGGTGATTGCCAGCCAGAAGTCCCATGCCACCTAACGGCGAGCCAGGAATGGCAAGGTTCAGGTAACCGGCCTGCAGGTCTGCGGGCATGATGTTGCCGCCGATGATGGGGCGATCACCTGCCATTCGTTGGCGCTTTTCTTCTGACTGGCGAGAAGTGGCTACAGCGGCTGCGCTACCAACAAGGGCCCCGCCAGCAAAAGCACCACTGACACCCATGCCAGCAGCAATAAGTCCTAGGTCACGTTTTTTCATTGAACCTTGAACATTACCTGCAACATTACTGCCAAATTGTTGCATTGATTGTCCCATTCCACTAATTGTTTTTCCTGTCGCTTCACCTAAATTACTAACATTGCTGCCAGTTGATTTTAAAAAGTTACTAACCCTAACTGCAATTGGGTTCGGAATTAAATCTCCTCCTGAAAATTCCCCGAGCGGCACTGCACCACCTGTTCCTACTCCCAGCATTCCAACTTTTTTTGCAGCACTTTGAATTTTTTGTCCGGCACTTCCAACTGCTCCTGTTAAACTTGTACCCATTCCCACAATTCTTTTACCTTGTTTTTCGATATCACGCGCAATGCCTCCACCCAAATAAGAGGTGGCAGTGCGAGCGTATTCGGGAAGTATTGCCATAGTAGTTACAAATAAAAAAGGGCAGCATTTGCTACCCCTTATTTTACTTTTACTAAGTTTTAGATCACTCCATCACCAGGAGTTTCTGGCGGAAGGACTCAGGCGAAGCCATGTTCAGGTAGCGCCAGGCGTTAGCGGGGTCGCGCTCAGCCAGGGCACCGAAGTTGTTCCAGAAATCAACGGGCTGATTCTGGGCTTGGGGCTGAGGGGGAACCGGCATCTCGGGACGCTGGAACTGAGGGGCGGGAGCCTGGGGCATCGGAGCCACGCCAGTGCGGACACCAGCAGCGGCGGCAGGGACCATGCCGATCTCTTCATCGGGGATCGGGTAAGGACCATTCTCACCGAAGAACTGGCAGGTGTAATCGGCCAGCACGTCGGGATCCGTCAGGATGGTCTCGTAAGCGCGGTGCTCGTTGGAGAGTTCCTGCAGCAGAGCCACAGCTTCCTGCAGTTGCTGATTGGTGGTGATCAGCGAATCTTCCAGACGGCAGGAGTAGTCGTTGAGAATGTTGGCAGCGTCAGGACCAAAGTGGTCAATGACGGCCAGGCTCTGCTCACTTACGCCGTTGGCGAGGAGCTGTTCCCGGCTGATTTCCTGCGAAGTTTGGGAAGAGTTGCTGGAGTAAGCCTGGCTGCTGTTGGTTCCAGGCTGCCAGGTCTGCATCCCCTGGCTGCTGTACGGGGTTGCCGCTTGGGAACCGTAGTTGGCCTGGGCGGTTTGTTGTGTCGCCCCGGACTGTTGACCCTGGAACGGGAATTGGACGGGCGAACTCAGGAGCCCCACCACCCGGTTGAACGCCTCCTTGTAAGGGTTCTCCGCTTGGGGAGCCGAGGTTTCCGCCTGGGGGTAGTACGGAGTAGGGCTGTAAGGGTTGGCTACCCCCATCTGGGCCTGCATTTGCGGGGCTGGGGCCACCGCTTGCTGGTAAGGAGCCACCCATTGGGGCGCTGTTGAAACCGCCGGGGCTTGTGCCGCCGTCTGCGCCACCGGAGCCCCGTAGCTGATCGGTTGGGTCGGGGATACTTGGGGTGCCGATTGGGTCGGCATTGCGGTATCGGCCTGCATAGGTTACCTCTTTTTGTAGGCTTTCGAGAGTTCGGTAAAGGAACGGAGTGAGATCAAGTCTCGGGTCCGCAGCCATCGGTAAGTCCGGTTGCTGCGGATGAGGTGTCCGCATTTCTTGATTGACGAGATCAATAAATGTGGAGTAAGCCCTCTGTACTTGACCCACCATTCGGAAGGGAAAGCCGGAAAGCATCCCGGCAATTTCGTCGTCCGTTTTTGAAGGGAACAAATACTTCAGTGCTTCAATGCTATCAACACCTAATTCTTGTAGGTTTCGGGTGAAGATGGACTGGTTCAATTTATCCTGCGCAGTATCTTCGTACACAGGACCCATCCAGCGCCATGCCACTGTCCGATCACCATCAGGAGCAAGGCCAAGAACCCCAGGAGGAATCTCTTTTGTTTCAAGAGCTTTGTCGATAGCTTTTTGTAAACCCTTTTCGTACCTTGCTTTAGCGCGTTCATATTTCTGTACAGCTTCTGGTGTCTCTTCTGTAGGCGGCTCGGGAACTTTAAGTCCAGAAGCGTAGGCCAAGGTCTTGCGGAAGATTTGTTCTTCCTGGAAAATCATCAGCTCAAAACACTTGCAGATGCCATAGGTGTAAAGCTGCAGACACTTTTTCTTTGCTGTAGCGCTGACCCGTCCGTAGGCAGACTTGATTTCAGTCGCCGTGACGTTTGTGATTGAAAGGTCATCGATGCCGCCCAGGGACAGGCGAATCTCAGAGCGAAGCTGATCAACGTACCGGGCCTGGTCTGTGCTGACGGCGTTTGGAGTGATGAAACCAACGCGGTCCGTGGGCTCCAGGTTGGCAATCACTCGGGGAACACGCATGCCGCCACCAGGTTGTCCGATGTAGCCAGGGGCGTTGCGGGTGACAGGATCCTGCTTAAAGGTTGAGCTGGAGAGGCTGAACTCCGACTGGAAGCCAGAGGCGCTGGCGATGCTTGGACGTTGGACGGTGCCATCTTCCGAGCGGGTCTCAACAATGTCCTGTTTGGGTCGGGACGAGAGCAGAGTCGGGTTGCCAAAGAACGAGAGGTTTGCCCGGATGTTTTTAACCATCTCATCGTGGGCAACAATCTGATTGGCAATCCACTCAAACTCACCGCTGCCATCGGTGCCAAAAGCATCCGGATTATTGAAGACTTCAACACACGGAATGAACTCCATGGTGTTGACAACAGTCTTTTTCTCCAGGGTGGCGAACTCCTGGGGCATGTCAAAGTTCAGTTCCTGCTCGCTGTGGAACTCTTCAATCTCAGCAGCAGTAATGCGCAGACGCATGTACCGCTTATCCGTCGACAGGCCGACGCCGCCAAAGCCACGACTGGACTTGACCTTGTACGGATAAATGATGACGACTTCTTCTAATTCACCCTCTGGAGAGTAATAAGTTCTGTAGGCATCCTTATCAAACCAGTACAGGCGATATGTTTTTTTGGTGGGGCGAATATAAAACAGACCTTTGCCGTAGGCTAAAAAGCGATCCCAGATCGAATCCAGGCGGGCGTCCAGCTTGTTGAACTTGATGACCTGCTGAACAAAATCAAACCGCTGCGTGCCGAAGTTATCTTGCTCTGGATAGAATTCGACGCCCTGCCGAATCCCAAACATTTTCATTTGGGACAGGTGGGCGCTGATGAGCATGGTGTCAGCAGCCCCGGTTGCTTCCCGGTTAACGGCTGCTTTGAGCATCCCTTCAAGGATGGATTTGCTTTCGCTCATCAGTTTTTAAATACCTATGTCTATTATGACTCAATTTCGTAGCCAGCGGAAATACGACGTAGGGTAATGGTGTCGTCATCCACCTCAACATCAAAACGTTCGTTCGGTGTGAGGGCCATGTCGTGACACAGTTCATCCGGCAAAGGGATGATGACAGAACCGTAGGCGTCTTGTTCTAACTCAATGGCGTAGTAGCTGACGGACATTATTGAGCGTTAGTTCAAGTTTAAGTTGCGTCAATACTCTATGGTACCTAACTTCAGTATTCCAATTCCAGCTTGCCCCGCGACATCAGGCCATTGCAAAGCCAGATCAAGGAGTCCACGCAGTCATCGTGGCTGCTCACACCGAAGTTGATGATCTCATCTGTCATGGCCTGGAACTTGCGGTATTTATTGAACCGGATCTTGCGCTGCTCAAACAGGCCCATGATGCCACGGAAGCGAGCAACCTTGTCACCACGGAACCCTGTGACTGGGTGCCAAAGCAAATTGTACAGACCCTGCTCGCCAAGGCAGATGCGTTTGAAGTCAGCTTCCAGTGATGCCTGGTACGCAACAGCTTCTGACCAGATGTGAACGTTGCTGCCTGTGGGGTAGTACTGATCTCCATCTTTGTGTACAATGCCCCACTCGTAGCACATTTCCATCAAGGACTCCAGTTTCTCCAGGTTGCCCATGATGCGAATGCGCTTGGAATCGATGACGTAGATCTTGTCATCCAGTCTGCCGCCAAGGGTAAACACGGTGTAGTCGTTCCGCTCTTTGACGCCAGCGGATAGGTCAACGCCGATGCCCATGGAATCAAACTCCGTGGGGATCTGACCTTTAACAATCAGGTCAGGCGGGATCGAAAGCTCACTGGTTTGAACAATCTGGTTTTGGTACTGGAAGCTAAATGAGATGGGAGCCTGGCGCCGACGCTCACTGAGGTACTCCAGGGACCACATCTCCGGCCAGTAGGACTTCTCTTCTCCTTCCTCATCAACCGTGATGGCGGATTGGATGAGCTGGACCCAGTCGTTGACCGGTACAAAGGTGGTGTTGTGGATGTCGTCGTGGCGGAAACGCGTACCTAAGCAGACAGCCCTGGCACCTTCAAACATGGTCGGAACGATAACAGAGTTCCAGTTATCCTCCATTTCTTTACGGATGTCACGGTTTTTGATATCGGCAGCACTCTTAATAGCATCATCGATGATACACAAATGAGAACGTTTCGATGTCACCGCCCCCTTAAGACCAGCACAACAAATGGTGAATTCTTCTTCACCAGTTGATTTGATGCCTGCAAACTTCCAATCAATGCTCCAGTATTCATTACTACTTACACCCTTGGCAATCTTTACCATTGGGAAAATTTCTTTATACAGTTTGCTATCTTCAATGATTCGTTTAATGGCAGCACTCTTAGGACGTGCAACATCAACCGTGTACGAAATGTACAAAATCTTTAGCGGCTTTTTATGCAGGGCATGAACACCAATTGCCCAGGCAGTAAACAAACCTAAAACCGTTGATTTAGCTGAACCCCGTGGAGCAAGAATATCGATATTGGGTCCTCCGATCCCAATCAGACACTCTGTATCCTCTCCGGTACATAAGTATTTATGCCACTCCTTATGATGGGTTGCTGGCGGCTTATCGCCAACAACATCGCAAAAATAAGCAAAGTCGACCCTGGCCCTCTCGATATCAATATTGGAGGTCTTCTTAACAACTTGCTGCTTAGCGGCAGCTCTCGCAGTCCTCCTGTAAACCGAATATAAACTGGTGCCGGCCATGACTACAAAAGATCTGTACTAAGAGTACAGGACTGAATCTTAAGATTCTTCCTGCAAGATCTTTGTCCACACAGCCATTGATGCTTCCTGAAGCGGGCCTTCAATCGGGTCGTCTCGGAAAATGGACAGCATCTCCCTGAGTGCACGGTCGGCGCCAGCAAGAATTAAACCTTGCTTGTCGGTCAGGTTCTTCTCATCATTCAGCTGCTTGATCGTGCCACGCAGCTCTTTTTGAAGCATGGCGATCCGCGACGTTCCCATGTCGGCCTTGATCATGCCCATGTCAATGCCGTCACGCAGCTTGGAGATGTCCATCGTCATGGAGTCGATCTCCATTTCGAGGATGGCATTGAAGTTGCGTTTCTTGAATTCTTTTTTGGCCCAGGCATCCATGTCCACGATGCTGCCTGCGTAGCCCAGGAAGCGAGCGTACAGGTACATCTGGATTGGGGAGGATATCTGTTTACAGAATGCTAGAAACGCTTCTCGGTCTTTCTCGGTCAGAGTTTCTAGCCATTCCGTCATGATCGGTACGCCTGCTGAGATTGCTCGTAGTCCCTGTTCTCTTTATAGCGACGGAACACCTCTTGTTGCAAGTCTGTGGTCCGTTGTTCTTCTGCCTGCTTGCCGACGGTTGCTCTGGTTTCTTCACCAGTGGCACCGATGGTGAGGCGTTGCTCGGCGCCTGTAGCTTGGCCACGGCGGATGTCTTGACCAGCGAAGAATTCTTCGTTGATCCGGTCAAGCTCAGCACCTTTTTCCATGTTAAGCCGTTGCTGAGCAGCACTGGCCTCATCAAGGACCGTCTGTGTCTTTAGGGCCTGCGTTGGAACCTTTGTCGGCGGCGGCGGGGGAGGCGGCGGCGGAGCGTAAACAATCGTTGGGGGCGGTGGCGGCGGAGATCCTCCCATGTCAAACAATCCTCGATTTAACTACTATAACAAAAACAGGGTTAGATCAACCCCGGCGCATTCCAGAACGCAGGCCAGCGATATTGGCCATGGCATTGTTGTATGCGGCTTGGTTGACTGCATTCAGCATGACAGCTTCCGAGCCGGTGGCGGTTGCCATCTGCTGTTGGGCGGAAGCGGCGCGTTCCTGCTGACGTGTTGGGGACTGGATGTCAGCCATCAGGCCCAACTGGTAATCAGTCAGGCGAGTCGACTTGGCCAGGCGCTCCATTGCTGGGATGTAGCTCTGGAACATCTGCTGAGTTAAAAGTGCATCGTAAAGATTATCTTGTTTACGGCGCTGCGACTGGCGCTGCTGGAACGTTTCAAACTCAGGGCTCAGGAGCTCCCCAAACATTCCCTTGGTTGGGGTTGTTGTTTCAGACTTGAACTCACCTGGTTTTGGTTCAGCAAAGGGAGGCTCTGTGCCGATAGCAAAACCACCGGAGTATTTACCTAGGTCAACAGTCTTGCCTGTCGTGAAATCAATCCCTTTAAAACTGGGGGCAGGATTTTTAAACACGTCCTTAGCAACTGCACCAGGCTTATAAGAAGCATTCAATGCGTCTTTAAAGACGGAGAGGAAATCAGTTGCAGAAGCCATGATCAGAGGTAACGGTATTGAGTGCGGAGGCCAGCGCCGACATCACCCAGAGCTTGAGCGCCCATGGCGCCAGCAATACGTTGGCCGCCCAGGGTCAGTCCTTGCTGCGTAGCCAGATCAGTAGCGAGACGAGCAGCAGCTGCGCTACGAGCAAGATCACGGGTCTTAGCTTCATCCAGGTAGGAGCGCTCCAGGTTCATAAACTTACCAGCACCTTCCAGACCCACATCTTGGGCGCGGCGCTGAAGTTCGAGAGCACCCATCTCGTAGCCCTGGGGGTTCAGCATCTCAGAGGCTGTACGCGGGCCACGGGGCATACCAGGGGCAGCCTCGGTTTCAAGAGGAGTGAACTCACCGGTGGCTGTATCAAACACGCCTTGAACCATGCGGCCAGCACCGATTGCCTCTGTCACAGGTGGAATAACCTTTCCGGGAGCCTTTGCAACAGCTGGAATAGCCTTACCAGCTAACCCACCAATTAAAGGAGCTGCAAGCATACCGCCAGCAATAGGAATGGCGCCGGCTGCAACAGCTTTTGCCATTAAGGGGCTTCCTTTGATGCCAAGGGTGGACGCAACTCCTGGAGCTGCTGCAATACCACTTTTGGTAAGTGCTCGAATTGGAGCAGCGCCTAACTTACCGCCTAAAAATCCGAGTCCACCACCGGCTAATGCGCCTAAGGGGCCGCCTTCTTTTGCACCTTCTAAAGCACCATATCCAGCAGTGATGTAGGGCAGGGCTTGCATAGCCATGCGGCCAGCTCCCAGAAGTGCAGGTACCATAATTTAAATCCTCTTAGTTGTTATTTTAGTTTGAGTAAGCCTTTATCACTCAAAGAACGAGCCGGCTCCTTGAAGGCCGCCCATTGCTGCTCCGCCCCAGCCGCCGGTCAACGCTCCAACGCCCACACCAATGGCAAGTTTTCCTAACTTTGAACCAACACCTTCTTTGGGTGCTGAGCCTGGCATCATCATTGGGCCATAGCCAGCAGAGGGATGATGGACAATTGTAAGGTCATCATTCATCCCACCTTTGGAAGTAGATCCAGCTGTCGGTTTCATTTCACCTTGTAAAAATGCCGACCCTTGATATTTATTGCGGCCAGATAAACCGGATACAAAGTCTTGTAAAAAAGGCGTTGCTTTTGCAGCACCTCCTTTCCAATCAATGCCTCCGCTGCTTCCTCCACCGCTTTTAAACGCGCCGGAATAATCTGGAAATTTGTAATCACCTTTTGGCGTATAAATATCGCCAGTTGTCCAGCCTGCCATGTTACTTAACGTAGGGAGTAAGCTCTTGCCAGCTGCGGGCTTGTGGTTGGCCCAGGGCTTGTGCAGCTGTGGCGAGATCGCCGTGCTTGTACTTTAAGTATTCTACAGGATTCTCTTTTTTAACCCTTTCTTGTTCTGCCTTGGCAAATAACTTCTTGGTTGCAGCTCCAACCAGTGCAGCGGTTCCGAGGCCAGCAGCAACAACCCCGAGGCTGGTTCCTAATTGAGGGACGTATGTGGTCCGCTCACCAGGAACTTTGACGGGAACAGCTTCAACATCAAACGGTTTAATGAGCGATTTGATCTGAGCAGCTGTTTCAGGTTGATTCAGTTTTGTATATTTTTCAGCTGCAGAATGAAGTTCCATTCCACTACGGGGCAGGACTTTGTAGGCTGCTGCTGCGGTGCTAAGACCTGCAGCTGTTCCAAGCACACCGCTTGCAGTGATCGGGAAACCTTTGACTCGAATCTCTGGATCCGCCAGTCCACGGGCTGAGCCACGCACCAGGCCAGCAACAGTTGCAAAACTCTGGGTCTCCGGGTCAATGCTGACCAGCTCACCCGGCTTGGACTTGGCGTATTCGTAGCGGCGGTAGGCGCGGTAGGTGGAGGGCGTCACCTCTGGCCTCTCTTTTTTAAACTCTTCGTAAGGAAGAATCTGACTGCGCTGTGTTCCGATGTAGCGGAGTGCGGCTTCTGCAGGAATGGAAACAGGTGTGCGGCCTGATGGGTCTTCTTCTTTAGATGCGGGTGCAACAGCTTTGTACCCTTTGGGACGCAGACCAGCCAGTGGAGATCCAAGCTGTCCGCTCAAGGACATCAAAATAGCGGGAGTTGCTGCAGTTAAGACGGCGCCAGTAACTGGGTCCATTCCAGCAGCTTTTGACAGCTGCCTCCCCATTTCACCTGCCATGCGCGGAGCGTTAGTCCACTTCCAGCCAACGCGGCGTGTTGCATCGGTTGCAATGTCTGCGCCAAGGGCACCAGCAATGAACGAAGGTGCAGTACTAAATTGAGCTGCTTCTGCGACGGGGCCGCTGCGAGAGGCGTAACCGTAACGGGTTTTGTATAGATTTTGATTTAATTCAGTAACAGCATTGCGGCCAAATGTCTTGGCCATTTCAACTGCGTTATTGAGATAATTACCGACCTGGTGTTGCATTACAGGTACCGATGAACTTGACCCATCTGAGATGCAACGCGGCCAGCTAATTCAGCTGCAGGGGCTGCACTAATTGTGTGGTGATAAACGTGTGATGGAGATGTGTAATTCCGTGCGTAGGCCAGAGCAATCTGTTTGTCGTAACGCTCACGCTCACTCAAGGCTTCTGTTTGCTGGGCGGCGGACAAATCACCGTAAGAAGCCTGGGGTGCTTGATGCGGTTCAGGCTCAATGATCCGGCTGCTCAGCATTGCGGCTGGGCCAGCGGTAACAACAGAACTCAGAAGTTCAGATGCAACAGACGGCATACCGGTTCGAGCCAGGCCAGCAGAGATCGGTGCGTTCAGCGTGGATGCAATGCCGCTGCGGATCAGACTCTCTTTTAGCGGGGGCGCAGACCTACCCATGACGCGGGGAAGAATCTGCTCGGCACCAGTGCCAAAGGCAGTTCCAAGAAGCGCCTGCTTGCCGACTTCTTTACCAAACTGGCGTGCACCTTGAGAAGTAAAAAACTCTGCAAGAGCAGGACCAGCCATTCGCATTGCCTGGGTTGCTGCTTGGATCATGTTGTTGCTATCCCTTCGCTTGGGTACTTGTTAGCAAGTCCTTGTTTTGGATCTTGTTCAACAAAAGCCCTTGCTGTTACTTGTGTAATTTTATCATCGGGATTTACAAGATTCGTCTGAAGGTACTTGCTCAAAAATACGTTGCTCAAATTCTCATCAACAGGGCGAGAAAAATTTGGACGACCATCAAACAGATTTACGTTGCCAAGAACATTCTCGCGTTTCTCGTCGCCAAAGAAATCAACGTGAGGATTTTTATTGTTATCTGTTAACCTTGCAACAAACTGATCTTTCCAGCTGACAGCAGGATGATCTTTGTATTCCGGGTTGTAGCTGAGGGTGCCAGCATTAACCGGGCGCCCCTCTTCAACACTTCGTTGTCTTAGGTTACGACGAAAATCGAATGGAGCGTCCATTGTTACTTGCTTGCTTTCTTCTTGCGAAGTTTACTTAATGTGCGGGCCAGGTTGGCTTGACGGCGGGTGCGCTCATCATACTCTTCTGGATTGGCCTTTACTTTAGCTGTGTATTCCTTGACGGTCATACCAGCTTTCTCAGCTTTTTCTGTTAGGGCACCAGGGCGTTTGATCGCGCCTTGGATCCACTTCTCATCTTTTGCCATGATTTACTTTTTAAAGAGATGTCGAACTTGGCCAACTGCGTCGCGTGCATCAGATGTGTTGTTGACTGCATTGGCCAGGATTGCAGCAGCCTGCAGTTCTTTGGGCTGATCAATCAGTTTCTCGTACTGACGAACTTTGTTTGCTGCGACAGAAGGCAGCCAACGTTTGCCCGCTTCCGTCACGACTTCTTTTAACTCATCCGGAGTAAGTTCGTTATCTGCAACAGATTTAATTGCCAGCTCAATAGCAAACTCAACGTTAGATCCACTCCAGCCTTTCATGTTGCGTTCAAGGAGTGGATCGATGATGTTGTACGCCCGCTCCAGAATTTGACCGTACTTAAGTGCCCGCTTTTTGGCAATTGCTTTTGCAGCCCAGTTGGCACCAATGGTTAGGCCAGCGCCAATCAGCAAGGCAATGATAGGTTCAATGGCTCCCACGATTTACCTCTAATTAATTTTCAATCTAACACTGGCAATTAATTAAGACCAGCTTTCGTATTCGTAGCGTTGCTGCGGACCTTGTGCACGGGGAATTGTAACTTCACCACGCAGAACACGTTGCGCCAGCTTCAAGGACTCAACTTTCCGGGCGCGGCTTTCAAGTTCCTGTTGAGCAGCAGCAAGTTGCCCTTTGCTCGTGATCTTGCCAGCCTCAAGCATGGATTGGATTGCACCACTGGACACATTGCTAAACGGAGTGCGCTCCTGTGCTTCAACAAACTTGGGAACTTCAGTCGGGCGGCGCATGGCAGCGGACGTGTACTCTCCGGTTTCCCGATTGATGGCGCCAGCGGCATAGGCTTTTTCTTGGCCGTAAATACCTAAGCCTGCGCCTCTGCCAGTGCGTTCGGCATACTCGTCAATCCGTTCAATTGGAAGCGGACGTTGCTTCTCCCTACCGGGGATGTCTTGGGACATTTCGATTGGAGCATCAACAAAAATGTCCGGACCACTGACTTGGCGGCGGCGCTCAACTGCTTCAGGAACATCAGCAATGCGGGAGACGCCACGGATGCCGGTGCCGCTAGCAGCTTTAGAAACTTCTGCGAGCGGACCAACGTTGACAACTGTTGCCTCACGAAGCGGATCAACATCAATGTCTTTTGGTGCAACTTCCGCCAGTGCCTCATAAACCGACTGACGAACAGGGCGTGTCATCTCGACGCGCATTGGAGAGCGTCTGCGACCAGCACGAGCAGCAATGTCAGCTTCTGCTTCTGCGCGGGCGATGTCTGCTTTGCTCAGCCAGGGGTCAACGGCAGGTGTCTCGGCAAACTGGGAAACAAAGCGCGAAACCTTCTCACTTAACGGAGTTTCCCTGGTCCCCTGGAGAACAGTTTTTTCACCCGTCCAGGGATCAGCGACCGGCGCGAAACTCTGCGTACTCGTAATGACTTCGCTTTCGGTAACCGGCTTAACTCGGACTGACTCCGTTGTAGTCGGATCCATTGCCTTGAGTGGCGTGCCAGGTGCAGCACCACGGGCGGCTTGCTGGATTTGGGTTTGTGGAGAGATGACTTCTTGGTGATAGTTCTGCGCTGTGGTTTGAGGTGTGATGTCACCACTGGCAGCAACCATGTCCACCACTCCTTCCCTAGGAGTACCGAATTGGGACAAAAATTCTGAAACGCGACCGCGAACAGCAGGCGAACGGGCTGCAGCAACCCCTCCTGCGACTACGCCAGCAGCAAGAGCTAATTTTGCAGCGGTCCGCGCAAAGTTGGTGCTATCTGCCTTATCTTCCTCGTTTTCAAGGATCTGCGCTTCGTAATGGTCGGATGTCATTGTATTTCCGACGGTGCCAGCAACTTTGGGCACATGGTTGTCCGGAGTTACAGGTGAAGCGAACACCGAATTGTCATCTTCATGCCGTACAGCAACCGGCTCTTCATAAACAACACGCTCTACAACAACCCCTGGCGCCCCTTGCAGACCTGTTTTTGGGAGATTGCGAACAAAATTGAACACTTCAGGGGTCAATTGTGCCTTCTCGCCTGCGTTTTGAGGATATTTCCGACCGGTTGCTGATGCCCACAGCGCAAAATCCTGGGGAGAAACGGGCATTTTCCTACAAATACTTAGATATCTCTGATTTTAAGTTCTCTAAACGCTCTTTTCTAGTTCAAAATCCCCTGCAAGGCCATATTTAGGCCAATTTGGGGTAAAAATCCGGGTAGACATCAAGCTCCCTACGGTCGCAGGGGGGTCTGAGAGGAAAAAAAGAAAGGTATGTGGAGACTGAAGACCCTCGCTGCGCTCGAAGAGAAGAGATAACCGATGAAGTGGTTTAATTCGTATCTTTCCCATGTTTAATGTTAACGAAGACTACCTCGAAGCTCTGTACATCTCTGAAGATGAGCAGGCTGCCGAAGAGTGGTGGTCTACGCAATGGGAAGACATCGATCTTCCTGCTGACTGATCTGATCGGGGGAGCTTACCGCTCCCTTCGGTCGCTTTATACGCGTACATCCACACTGTCAACCCTAAATGTACGCTGGGATACGCATTTAACAATGTCTTTATTGTACATGACCCCTGTATCCCCCTTATAATCCCTTCCAACGCAATCGTTCTCACCGATTCGACCAGGAGTTGCGTCGCGGGTTGAAAATTTTTTCGGCAAGACCTGTGGAAACTTTAGGTTTTATTGAGTGAGAATTTAAACACTTTTATTCAGGAAGTGGTCTTTGCAACTAATAGCCGCAAGCTGATTATTGCCTCCAGGACTGAACTCTTGGATGCAGCATTCACACGCTGCGCTAACCATAAGAACGGAACAGAAAGAAGTTCTTGTGGATTTTGTCCTTCTGTTTATCGCACACCATGTCCAAGAAACTGATCGTTGCAACAGTTGCTGCAGGTGCTGGTCTTGCCTGGTACTGCAGAACTCCCTCCGGTCGCCAACAGGCGGCGGCAAAGGTTAATTTGGCTCGACACAAACTTGCTGCTTGGATTACGCCAGCAGAAGAAGTTTTGGTAGAGGAGGAGATTGATGAGGCTGCTATGGCTGCCAACATTGCTGACTTCCTTGATGACAGTGATGTACCGGTTGAATTCCTCTACAGCACTCAACCTCCGCAGGATTGAAGTCTGCACTAAGCCTCTTCGGAGGTTTTCTGCAGAACTCACCTGGGTTCTGTGTTCTTTGCGTTGCACACCATGTCTGAAGAGTTGAGCTTCCTGTACTGCAACCTCAATGGATCTGACGGTTGGTTCGTTATCACGCATAACGACTTTGCCGAGATGGTTCATGTTGACGTACAGAACATGAAGTCCTTCTATCGCCGCTACGAGGCGCCTATCGAAGACATTCGACGGGCAATCTCGAAGATGCAGTCCAAAGGCTACAAACTTGCCACCAGCCTCGATGTAGGTTGGAAGCGGTTTGTGGAAGTGTAGGACGAAACCGTAGGGAGCTAACCACTCCCTGCGGTCGCTCTCTGTATGGAGAGCCTGATGAGTCCCTTTGCTTTGCTCACCATGTCTGTTTCTCAGCGCATTGTCAGAATCATTGATGAACAGCGCTATTCATTTCCCGCCTACCTTGCCATCATCATGGGAATGGGTATCGGCGGTCTTGGCTGCATTGCTTTGAACAAAGCGATCAATGACCGTGTTCTTAAGACGTGTAATCGTAACTTGAATCAGATCGTTTATATGAAGACTGCAGTAGGTGACAGCTACGGCTGTATCAGCAAGATGGTACTTAACGGTCCTCCTGCTCCGATCAAGCCATGAGATCGGTTTTGATCAATTCAACGATCTTGACAATCATCATGTTGTTTCTTTGTCTCTGACATGAACGACGTTTCTTACAGCCATGAACTGGTCTGGCAAATGGTTCATTTCTTTCCGGAGATGGATTACGCCAGGCAGAATGAACCGCTGAAATGGCGACTGTTTACAACAACAGTCGGCAATGAAACGGCTAACGCCTACTTCAGTGAGATGCAAACATCGGATGTCATTAATCAAATGGCAGATGATCTTGGATCTTATCAACTTCTCATGGACTTCTGGTTCAGTGTAGAAGAAGTCTTTGATCAAACTTGTACCTCTGATTCTGCATCATGAATTACACGTTTTACCTTCCAGGAATTGACAAGCTGACTGGTATCAGCCAGGAGGATTGGCAGTTTCTCTCGGAACAAGCTGAAGAGAATGGCGTCCTACCCGCTACGCTCGCAGCTCGAATCATTGCCAACGAATTGGCCATGTGGCGTGATCAAATCCATTACGCCAACATGAAAGAAGCAGAACAAGCGAATCAAGAAATGAATCTTGAGAAGCTTGTAGAAGAGTCCTTGACTTGATTTCTGCACTCAGGGATTCCCGCCACCGGTGGGTTCCCTTTCTGCAGGATTCACTCCTGCTTTGTACACTCACTGACACTAACCATGTCCAGCATCAACACCGGTTCCATCGTCGGCAACATCGTTTCTGACATCGTCGTTAAGGTCGTCAATGATGACCTCAGCCTGGTGCAGTTCCGTATTGCGCCGACCAACAACCGTGAAACCGATTCCCCGATCCCTGTCGTTGCTTACAACGGCATGGGTGAGCGAGTCACGCAACAGTTCAACAAAGGTGATCTCGTTGCCCTGCAGTATCGTCTGCGCTACACCACCTGGCAAGATCAAGAGGGTAATCCTCGTGGTCGCCATGAAGTGGTTGTGGATTTCATCGACATGCTGCGTCTCGGCAAGATCTCTACGGCACAACGTGCTGAGCAAGCTGCTGGTATGTCTGACAAATCTGCAGCAAAACAGCCGCAACTCGCCTTCGCTGGTGAGCCTACCGTAGAAGAAGTGATCTTCTGATCTTGACTTCTGCACTTAACCCTTCTGGTGGCATGCATCTGTGTGTCGCCAGTGGGTTTTCTGCAGGACTCAACGTTCTGCACAATTTTTCCTTTCTGTTATGAATCATGAAAGACTCAAATCTCGACCTCCACCCGGTTGAGGTGGTGCTTATCCTGTTTTTGATTCCCTTTTGGCTCTTTCAAAACATCTTTCAATGCACACCTACCGACCGTGGCACCAAGAAACTCCTATCCAACGGACTGAACGCTTCGGTGAGTGGTACGACCGCTACACCGACGAGTTCGAAGGAGAGCCCACAACCGTCACCGTCCACGAAATCTGGGAGCAATATGGCGGCCCAGAAGAAGGTGGATGGACCTACCAATGTGGTTACCCCATCGAAACCGTCTGCGTCTTCTCCAGGCCGCAAGCGCTCAGGGTTCTCCACGAACTCCACGAAAAGTACAACGCGGAAGAGTACGAAGAACAGACGTTTGACATCTGCTTGAGCAATAAGATCGCCAAGTGGTATCCTGATCACCGGCCACACTACGAATAAACAGCACTAAACTGCTTAGCTTTGCACTCTACCGACCAAAACCATGCAATTTCGTTTGCCTCAGCAACTGCAAAATGAGCTGGTTGCTTATGATCCCACACTCAAAGCTTTAGCCAAGCAGACAACGCGTAAAACTCCCGCCAGGAAATCAAAGTCTCCGCTCGGTCAACCCGCAGACTTGATTCCAAATGATGTTGTCCGCCAGGCTGATCTCAAAGGTGCTATTGACCTCATCAACGCTGAATATGCACCCAATCGCTATCACTCTTTCAAGCGACTGAAGAATGTCGCCACGGAAGAGGCAGCATCTGTCACGCACGCAATCATCTACCACTACGAAAGGGTTTGGTACGCTGCGTGGCTCCCACCAGAAGGTAAAGAAGATGAGTATCTGTACGGCTTCAGCTTTGCCTACAAAGATACAGCTACCTACCGTAAATCTCTACCTTCCGTTATTCTCAAACACGCAGAAAATACAGAGTCGGTTCAGTATGGCCGCTCGTACTTCCGCTTCTTCCGAAAGTATGTAACCAAGCAAGACATCATCAACGGCTTCGATGCTCGTGGATGGAATCTTCCCATGGTTGCTTCGTATCATGAGAAGTCCCGTGACATGCGGAAGGTTATCCAGGCTTTCGAGGAAGACTTCAAAGCAACCATCCCCGTCTGGGAAGACTCACACGGTCTGTTTGATCGTATCCGTGCTGCCAACCTGGGAGTAGCTTTGTTTGAACGATCCGATCTGGAAGCTGATGTCTGCGCAAAGATCTTAGCGACACCTGATTGGACGCCCTCCTATCAATCCTTCCAGCAACTTGTACTGGATCACATCCATGCCACGGGGTATGCAGGTGAGCCATTCAAGTACTACAACAGAATCTTGCACATCATTGATAAACCGTTCTTCCGCAAGTGGATTCAAGAACGTTGCAATGATTGCATCGAACAATTCAATGATCCTGAGACTAAAACGCTCCGCTCTGTTAAACGGCCATGGAGACTGATCCATGAGTTCCTGCACAGGATCTATCAAGTCAATGAAATCTGGCCTGATTGTCCAATTGATTATTACCAAAGTCACATCAACGTTTTGCTTGGCACCAGGTGGAATCTGATGAACCGTCACGGTGCTGTTGATTGGCTTAAAGAACACATGCCTGTTGCATCTTTCTTCAGCAACTTGACCAAGTTCTACGAGAAGAAGATGGAAGAGTCACTAACAAGAAGTCACTCTTATTACTACTCAACCAACCTTGCACTTTCTCAGTTCTCATTTAGCGACTGGGATGACACCTGCTCGATGATCAATTCACTTCTTGAGCATGGCAAAGAGGTTCCGATTCCCAAGCGTTGGCGTATGGAAGAGTTCCACGACACCATCCAGGCAGAAGCGTGGAAGATACGCAACCCCAATGAAAAGCTGCCTCAGGATCTCTTCCCGAATCCCATCAAAGTTACGCAGGAAGGGAACACTTGGACCTTCTTTCAACCCTCCGACACCCACCAGCTCGCTTTGTGGGGGCAGGCGGTACGAAACTGTGTCGGTAGCGCCAGTGGTTATGCGGAAGGTGTGCGTAAGAAGAAGCACTTCCTTGTTCTCTGCATGGTTGACAACAGACCGCACTTTACCGTTCAACTTGACGTTGACATGGGAATGATGAGCGTCAAGCAAATTGCTGGTCTGTCTAACTCTCACCTAGGAGAACAGGAGAAAGATGTGTACACCAAGGTCTTTGGTGAAGCACTGAAACTCAGGGAGGCAGAACTAAGCAACTAAATGTACTCACAAAGGGGGTACTTCCTTCTACCCCCAACTTGAGTACTTAATAGTTCTTATGTACTAGCGCCGTACGGTTTTCTTGCTGTGCGTCCTTGACATCTTGACGAATTGCATACCAAGCCTGCTTTTGGCTGCGTTCTGCAGTAGCCTTCGTCTTCTTGATGTAGGTGATGAATGCAGCTTGCATGACTTCTCCCTGGTTTTTGTAGTAATTACTACATTATCAGGGTGTCCAGGGTGTGCGTAGTTCACCAAGTTACACAACCATGGATCCCGAACAACTTGAACAAGAGGCTGCCCTCTTCCCCTGGCTTGACAGTGGCATCCTCTCTGATCAAAGCCAGGACTTCTTCGATGAACTATCGATCTTTGAGGACTGTGAGGACTTCGAGTAACGAATCATGACTCAGTACGACTCACCTTTCATGGGTTGGATTGTTCCTTACCAGTGGCAAGAACCTGACTACGAAGAAGATCTAGAAGAGGAGGAGGAAATTGATGATGATGTTGATGATGAAGGTTACTTGATCACCGGCAACTAATCAACAATCCTCAACCATGAAACCTTCTTCTACTCAGTGTGAGTTAGCTGACCTCCTCCTGATGTTGACAACAGCTTCCGTCTTTCCAAATGAATACGGAGACAAAATCAACAACGAATTGATCGTCAGGGTATTTAAAGCCCTGGATGAACACCACGGTCAGGTGATTGACGGCTGATCACTTTGTACTTTGCACACAAATCACATCCATGTACAACATCTACGAGATCAAAGATCTTCACAGCCTGATCTATCACATGGAGAAGCGTGTCAAGCAACTTCTCCTTGAAGATGCCAGGCGCCACCAAATGGATGCAGAGCCAGGAGAAGTCATCGATCTTATTGAGGATGACCTTCTGCCTTCCATCGAGAAGCTGATGGAGATCTGGGATTACGATCCAACTCCTCAGTATCTCTACGACAACACCGGAGGTGAACCTCCCATGACAGCCGATGAGTTCTACTCGGCAGCATGGAAACAACACCAGGAGCTGCACTCTTAATCTTCAAACCTTGCTTATTGCGAACACTTCTCAACAAACATGAGGGAATTATGGACGCTAAGTATCTCCGCCTTTGGTTCCGAACTGAAGGTAACTGGTTCCATGAAGAATACGCTACGGACGATCACCAGTGGCGTGAAGCTTTTCTACTTCTCAAATCTGCGGGTGCCAACGTCCGTATCGAGTATGTGGATAAGAATAATCTTCTCCACCTTGAAAAGAACATTTCAGGTTACTTCAAGGACCAACAAGATGCAGAACAATCAGCAGGAGCCGACTCCTCAACTCTTTCTGTATAGGCACAAAGACCGCAACTTTATCATCAACAAAATGAACAACCTCGATTGGGAACCCAACGACGCCAGCAAAGATCTCAGCAATCAAGATAAGTACAGTCTTGAGCAGCTGCGGGCAATGCAACTCGTCGCCAAGATGAAAGAGTCTGCAGACAGAGTTGGAGCTGGCTTCGTTGGTGGTTTCATCTCACCAACTGGAGAGCGCTTCATGATGTCCAACGTTGATGCTGATGACATTCAGCACCAGGCGATCATGATGCGTCTCGATGCCCTCCAGGCTGAACGTCAAGGTGAATTGGACACCCAAGAATACTGGGATTAACAGAATCAATGATCTTCTCAGTAGCGAAGTGGTGTCTCATCGGCATCGCCGTCTTCATCTATGCTCAGGTTCTCAAACGCGTTTAGGTCTAGTACACTGCAGTGAATCTGTACACGTACACGCTTCACGTCATGAAAAAGACCGACCCGGCAGAGAAACGTTTCCTACGTTTTCAGCACAAACTGCTGTCCATGATTCAAACCATTGACGAACTCCTAGAAGACCCACTCTTCATGGATTCGATCAGCGGTACAGAAGAGGTCGGACTTGATCAGACCAAAGAGTTTCTTAACAACATCCTCGCTGACCTTGAGGATCCAGGTAAGAACATCATGACTGTGGATGAGATCATCGCCAGTCGCTTGCCTGAGGAAACTTAAATCCATCTACAAAACTTAAAACCATGTTCGGTTTTGGTTCTCTCTGCGGACTCGCAGGGTCTGCTCTTTTGTGCGGATCAGCAACTGTTCCTCCTCCTAACTTAGGTTATGGCCCAGCGGCTTATGCCCCTTACGCCGGTCTCGCAGCTGGTTACGCAGCACAACCGGGCTTCGTTTCTCAACCCGTTACTGGGTGTGTCAACGTCGCCCCTTACGGCGGTTACGCTCCCTACGGAAACTACGGAATGTGTGCAACTGTATGGTGACATCTGGAGAATTGTCTACAGGTTCAGCGCCAGGGTCAATCAAGTAGCTGTTGTCTTTGTTGCTGCAACCCTAATGGCGGCACTAGTACAACAGTACGGTCCAAATGCCCTGGTCTGGATCCGAAAGAACATGTCCAAGTTTCTGTACCAGGTGGCCTATCGCCTTCAAATCAAAGAACCTCTCAAGCTAAGTTCACCTGTCATTGACATCAAGATGTGATGACCTACCAAGAACTTCTAGAAGAGCTACAAAACTTCAATGAAGAACAACTCAAATCAGAGGTGTCCATTTACATCCGAGATTTGAGCCAGTCTTTCCCTGTTTGTGATGCAATCTATTTGGCAACAACAGAAGACGAAGAAGGTCGCATCACACAAACAAATCAACCTTACTTGATGCTTTGATGTATCGAACCAAATCGCATCAGTTCTACAAACCCAACCCACAGCACGCCAGGGTTAGGCAGTTCTGGAAGGTCTACCGAAAGGTCAAGATGGTCATTGGCATCATCTATGACGCCAGTGCTGTCCTGGTGGTGCTGCTCAGCTTTGATCGCATCTACAAGTTCAGGAGCTGGAGAGTCCTCAAGCCTTGGCAGGTCGCCACGCTGATCGAGAAAGTGCCCAAACTGTTCCGTACACTACGGCACAATCTGAGCTACGGACTCTAATAAATTTTTAAGATTTCAGCCATGATTCGATAAGTAAAATTTAATGGTCTCTTCAGCTCTCCTAGGAACCTGTCAGCTACCTTGGTTTGTCCCAAATCCCTGTGCTGACAGGCTTTCTCATGAATACAAACCCCTGCTCATGTGAAGGTTTATTCCCCGCATAATTAAGTACGCGGTGAAAGAAAAACATGAGCACGATCAATCCGGAGAGCTCTATCAAGCTGGCGTGGGCGATACTTGCACAACGTCCTGATGGGAAGAGCGAAGTCATCAAAATCACAAACCATGAAGAAGCGGACCAGGCTGTCCATGACAATCCAGGTCTGTTCTACAAATCAGGACCCTTCACGTTAAACTGACTTTTTTCCTGAATGGATCTCGTCGCCACGGGCTACCTTGTCCTGATGCATCACAATGAGGGAGGTACCTTTGCACCTGCCTTTCAGACACTTGATGATGCAGAAGAGTTTGCCAACGCCATGAGGCTCTTCACAGATGACATTGCCATCAGTGAGCCAGTGCCTATGGTTCAGACTGTGCACAAGAAAGCTCGCCAGGGTTCTTAAGCCCTGTCAAAGCAAGCAAAATAAAAGGAGCTGTGTTATCTTTCATGGATAGCACAGCTTTTTTGTATGGCAACGGTTGTAAGTGTCAGCGTACCTGATGAGTTATACGCCAGGTGGAAAGATTCCAAACTTGATCTCAGTCCATCTGCTCTCTTCCAGACTGCGCTGGAGACTGAACTGAACAAAACAAATCAACACCTCACCTATTGGAGCAACCGTGCATTAAATGCTGAAAAGAAACTAAAGACTATTCAGAATCTGATCAACACTCCGGACAAAGACATCAAGAAGTTTCTCCTTCTAGAAGACATCTCAAGTCGATAGTCTTCTGGGATACAGTAACTTTCAGTCTTTGTACCTATTGATACAAACACTTACCTCTAGAATAAGTAGAAATGGGTTATATCAATGTACCCAAGCTACTGTTTAGCCTTGTCCGAGAGCATGAAGTTGGAATTGAATGATCACTTTAAGCGAATGAAGGAGATGGGCATGTTCAGTAAAGAGATGACCTTCCTTGATTTCGTTGACGAATGTTTCGCTCGTGGGTACAACGACTACCTCAAAGAGCTGTCCGTCATCGAAGGACTGAACGACATCTAGCGAATCATTAAGACAACATAAATATTCAGAATAATTAAAGATTCTATTTGTCAGTCTGTAGCACAGTTCAAATACAGACACATTTTAAATTGCAAAAAATTTAATAAATGGGGCGTCCCGACAAGTTCCCCGCCACGAAAGAATATATACATATAAATAAGTATATATAAATAGATAAGTATATAGATATAGAGAATAAAAAGCGCCAGCCCCTTGCTGCAAACTCATGCGCCTAATAAAAAAGGCCAGGGAACCACCCCCGGCCTTGTCATGCTTTGCACACTCTTGCAATCTAGCGAATTTTCACTACACTGGTCAAGCAATCGACCCATCCCGCTTGCACACTACGTTTTCAACCATGAACCCTTTCGACTTCAAGACTGTCCAGCACCTGGACATCACCGCTGCTGACGCGCCCTCGATGGATGTCAAGGACGGTCAGATCATCCTGATGGCCGAGCGCAACGGTGCTCGCATCATGATCACCGCTCCTCTTAATGGCATCATGCCTCGTGTGGCGAAGACCACCGTGCGTAAGCCTGCTCGGAGCGTGGCTGTCTCGACGACAACCAGCAAGCCTCGTCCTTCTATGCAGGGTGCGAACAACTCTCTGTCCAAGCTCAATGAAGCTCAGGTCAAAGAGATCCGCGCCATTGCCGCAGATCGAGACCAGCGTCGTAAGTATGGAACCAAAGTCGCCATGTACCGCGATCTGGCCTCCCGTTACGGCGTCCACACGCTGACCGTCAAGAACATCATTGATCGCGTTAGCTGGAAGCACATCTGATGGTAATTAAGACCTACAAAATTCTCGTCTCTTTCGGAGACGGTAAGCCTGTAGAGTCAACCATCGAAGCTCAGAATGGAATTCTGGCCCAGGACAAAGCACTCGCTGCTAATCCTGGTGCCAGGTCCATTCGGATCTTGGGTGTTGTCTCTGAGCGGGTTGAGCGTCCCCGCGTTCAGATCCCAAGCCTGCGCCCTGATCTTGTTGTCAAACCAAAGGAAGATCCGGTTCACCCGTTGTTCATGGATGTGACGGTTTCAACTGTCAAGAAGCTTGAGCATCAAGACAGGGAGCAGAAGATAAAGGAATGCAGACGCCTGCATCAACGCGGTCTGTCCCACAAAGCCATTGCCGCTGAGCTTGGCGTTGGTAAGACCACAGTTGGTAGCTGGCTTAAATTCACGCAATCTTGAACTGCCATGGAATCCTCCAGTGATGACGGCCTTACGATCATTTATGACGAAGACACCAGCTCTCTGACCTTTGAGTGGGACAACGAAACTCACCCTGAGTACAACTTTCTCAATCTTCTGACTCCAGAAGAGTTGAACAAAGTACTCATGGATTACCTCCACCGACTTGAGGCTGAAGATGAAGAACCAACCGTTTAAGCCAGGTGATCGGGTTGCTGAGCGGCCCAAGTCTTCTGTCATCCCAGGGCTCCGCAAGGAGTCCCAAGAGATCGTTAGCAAGTACCGGAGCCAACGGTTCGGCACTGTGGTGGATGTCTTTAAGAAAGGCAACCACACTTATGTCAACGTGCTTTGGGACGGTCTACAGACACCTTCTTCTCACGCACAGATGCGTCTCATCTTGGAGGAGAAGTTTCCTGAATTGATGAAGGATTACTGCTCAGCCATTGGAGGCTAATCATGAAAGCAAAAACCAGAACAATCCTTGAGATTGCAATCTCTCAAGGCATCCTTCTCGGCTATGGTCGTGCATTCAAGCATGATCCCAATCCCAGTGAAGAGCGGATTCAACAGTCGATTATGGATCAGATCATGAACTCCATCGATGAGTACTTTGATTTCGAATGAAGTGCCGTAGCTGCTCAAGTTCAAATACCAGGGTTACTTGTACAGAGCACCACGAAACTCACACAAAACGTTACTGCAGATGTCTTGACTGCGGCGAAAAGTTTCGCACAGTTGAGAGATATGAAGTAGCAAAACCAATTCCTTTAGAACCTAAAGTTTTGCAGGGTTGCAACAACCCCAACTCAAAACTAACTCCACACCAGGTGAAGTTGATCCGTCATCTAAACCAGCAAGGCCGCAGCAATGCACAGATTGCCTTGAAACTTGGTGTGAACAGGTCTACAATCTGTCGCATAGTTAACTACAAAACTTACAAAACAGTATGAAGACCGAACCGATTCAGGCCTGTGGTAGCTTTGATCCACTGGCTGACGAATACTCATTGACAGTCTGCTCTGGCTCGCTGGTCGTCAGCATCGATTTCTTAAAACGAGAGGACATCAAGCACCTGATGTCATGTTTGGAGTGTATGCTTGTTGACGAGAATACAGAAGCGCAATGAGTAGCGTCAAATTGATTTGGGTCACTCCCAACGCAGAGGAGATGATCACGCACATGGCCAGGGTCAGTGCTCCAAAGAATCAAGACAACATGGAGACTGCACCCAAGCTGCTGCGTTATCTAATTAAGCACAAGCATCTCAGTCCCTTTGAGATGGCAAACATGTGCGTTGAAATTAATACAACCAGGGCAATCTCAGCTCAGATCATTCGACATCGGTCGTTCTCATTCCAGGAATTTAGTCAGAGATATGCCGATACAGGTGAGCTTGGCTCAGCTATTGTTCCTCACCTGCGTCGTCAGGATCAAAAGAACCGTCAAAATAGCATTGATGATCTTGATGCTGATGCAGTCAGTGGTTATTACCGCCGCATTAGCCAGTTGTTTGAGGACGCCGAACATCTCTACCGTGAGATGGTTAGTAATGGAGTTGCAAAAGAATGCGCCAGGTCCATCCTGCCGCTTTCAACTCCAACCCGGATCTACATGAACGGCACGCTCCGATCATGGCTGACTTATCTGGCGCTGCGAGAGAAGCACGGCACTCAGATGGAGCACATGGTCCTCGCCAAGGACATCAAAACCATCTTCTGCGGACAGTTTCCTGTCATTGCTGAGGCCATGGGCAATGAAGAAGACTGGGAAGTCTAATTGAAAATAGACAATTGAATCGATTGCCTGGGCATCCTCTGGAGTAAGTCCCAGGCTTCGTTGTATTTGCACACACCACGATGGACAACGTCGAAACCAAACCCAAACTGCCCAAGGTTCCTGAGAAGGCACTTGAGGCGCTCAAAGAAGGTATCCAATCAGTTCTTGATTCCAAAGACTGGGCTGGATTCCTCTCGGCAATTCGCCAAATCCATGACTACAGCTTCAACAACAGGCTGCTGATCATGCTTGGACAAACCAAGCGTGGCTGGCCGTTCAGTCCGCTGGTTGCTGGTAAAACCAAGTGGCAGACCAAGTTCAACCGCAACATCAAGAAGGATGAATTTGTTAAGCCCATCTGGATTATTGCGCCAGTCCTGATTAACAAGTCAGATGAGAACGGCAATCCCATTGTCAAGGCTGATGGCACCACTGAAAAGATACCGATCCGCTTCCGTGGTGTTCGCGTCTACGACCATCACCAGACGGAGGGAGAAGAGATTCCCACTCCTGACACCTCGGCAATGATGGATCAGTTGGACTGCGAAGTCTCTGATCAGGTTCTTGATGGGATGATCTCTGTTGCCAGGCGTCGTCAGGTTCAAGTCCTGCAAGACGTTCCAGAGGTTGAGATGGGCGCCGCCCTTGGCCGTTGCTGGTTCCAGAACAACGGTCGAGCCGACAAGATCGAGATCAAATCTGGACTAAACTTGGCCACCACAGTCAGCGTTCTGGCCCATGAGTTGGGTCACGCCATCCTTCACAATCGTGATGAGTACCAGGAACACGACTCCAGCTCCATCAAAGAACTTGAGGCCGAGTCGGTGGCGTATCTGGTTTGTTCTTATTACGGTGTGGATCTTGGTGGTCGCAGCTTCCAGTACATTGTTCATCATGGCACTGCGTCTGATGATGTTGTCGCAGACCTCCTGAAGTCAGGCGACCGCATCTTTCGCGCCTATGACGAAATTGTCACAACGGTCGACCAGGTCTTAAAATCTTCTTTATAATTGTCCTGGTTCTGCAGACCTCTGTAGCTACAGACCGGCAGCCAATACTCGTCCCTTGGCTGCCTTCAGGGATTCCGTTGAGTTGAAGCAACGGACATCACGATGAAGCAAGCAGGCTCCGGGCCGCACCCGGTTGAGTTCCTAATGCGGAACGCCTGCCTTGCTTTATTGGTTAAGGTGCTTACACTATGAAGCAATCAACCGCTTCATTTGATGAAGTACCCTTTCCTCAAGATTCTGGAAGAAAACTGGAAGGATGTCCTCGAAGAGCTGGACAACCTCCTTTACAACGAAGTGGTGTCGGGTAAGTCTTACTTCTCCCCCTGGCACGAGACCGACATCTATGACGGCGGTTGGGATGTCTTTGGTCTCTACGCGTTTGGAGAAAAACTGGAGAGCAACTGCAGTTACTGCCCCAAAACAACAGCTCTTGTTGAGCAGGTGCCAGGTCTTGTGACCGCTGGCTTCTCAGCCCTGGAGCCAGAAACCTACATCAAACCCCATGTCGGCTACACCGGTGAGGTGTTGCGCTGCCATCTCGGATTGATTTCGCCTAAGCGTTCGTCCAATGGACTGAGCCGTGAGCACCCTGTTCCGCTAATCAACTGCGGAATGCGGGTTGGTGACATCATCTACACCTGGACGCCAGGCAAAGCCTTCGTGTTTGACGACACAGAAGAGCATGAGGCGTTCAACTACGGTGATCGCACCAGGTTTATCTTGCTGCTTGACTTCAAGCGTGAGGAAAACCCGTCAGACTAAGCCGCCGACCTGGCAAGGACGGTATTTCTTTCCCCTATACTTCAGCCAGATGTGGGCCGCATGGACCATGTTCCACCACTGACGGTTGGTTGCAGCTTCTTCTTCCTTGAAGTATTTGCAACCCCGGTAGGTTAGTTGGGTCATTTTAATAACCACATACACATAACTGTATGAGGTTTGTATAAATTACTACCGTTTAGTGTGTAACACTAACTGTTAAATGATTATTAATATGGGGGTGCAGCCGTACCTTAGCTACTCGGCGCGGCTGTTCAGTTACCAGGCGTTGGAAACAGCAAAAACAACGCCTCCCCCGTAATAAGGCCCTACCGCTGTTCTTCTTCGGGCCACTCGTATAATAGGTCTTATGTGCTTAGTTTCGATGCCCTGTGACCACTTTAATCAAACCCAAAATCATTGGGTGTGTTGCCTGTGATTCCGGCACACTCGCTGTTGTTGACCCGAGCCATCTCGGTGTCACTAAAAATGGGGCTGTGTCTATGCCTCCTTGGAATCTCTTTACTACCATCAATACTGAGATAGGAGACGGTGAGTTCACTGTCCATGAACAAAGAGATTCAAATGGTAGACTCCGTCGTATCGTTATCGAGCTGGAATGAAGATCCTCAACCCAGAGCGTGAACCTAATCTCTGGTTGGAAGCAGTGCTCATGGAACTACTGCAGAATCCAGAGGAGGATTCTCGGGAAGCTCTGGAACAAGCAATCCATTGCCTGTGTTCTTGGATTGAACCAGGGGTGATTGACAGTCTGTTTGCTCCTTGGATTGAAGATTACATGAAGGTTTTGTCAGCAAATCAAAACAATCAAAGTATCGATCCTCTGCCGTATTTGCTAAAGGGTCAGAAGGAACCTTCTCCGCAATCTGGTACAGCTGCCTGACAGGATCATCTGAGTAAGGAGGTCTGAACCAGTAGAACTTCTTCTCATCATGATCAATGACCCACTCCGGATGGTACCGGTGCCACCTGGACCACGCGTGGAATTGACGCTCTGGATCCTTGGACGTGCAGTCCAGGACAATGGCGTCGCCACTGGGTATGGTCCAGCGGAGTTTTAAGACGTGCTCAAATCCCATGCGGATGGAGCGCATACCGTTTTTACCAACCAGCTGGTGGTGAAGTGAGCGCCAACGCTTGTTCTTCCGTTTCCAAAACCAATCGTTCAGCTGGCGGTTGGAGTTGCCAATCGCAAAGCCAACATTCCACGTCCAAAATCCTTTGGAGTACTCAAACCACGGCTCAAAGAAAACTTTACAAAGCTGATCGTTGACTTTAAATGTATGGCTTGTAAACTTACGCCGTACTCGGTAAGTCATGTGTGGAAGAACTAATTTCACTCATCCAACAGGACCCAGAACTCTGGGCCATTGTGGATCAGCTAAAAAACCAGGATGAAGACCTGGGGGATTTCATCTTGAGCATAGCTCAGATGTTGTCAGTTGAGTTCGAAGAGCTGCATCGCACGGATCTCAGCGACAAGCTCAGCGCCCTCTTTGGTGGACTGCCTCCATCGGCATTCAAGATGGCGCCTCTGATGCTCCACGTTGCTCTCGACATCTTCCTGATGCGGTCCATCCCGGATCACAACGCTGTGAGGGACTGAGATGCAACGCGGTTTTGTTTTCTGTAATCTGGATCAGAGCCAGGTGCTGTGCATCAACAAGGAAAAAACAGAATTTCTTTGGAAAGATGTAGAGAACACAAAGATCCTGAACCAGGCGGTCTGCTTGTCTGACGTGACAGAGGCCAAGAACATTCACAACAGAATTGTTGAGAAGGGGTTGGCAAAAAACCTTGAGATCATTAACGTGGCTCGGCTCTACAAAAAGTTCTTTTGATTTCTAACAATGAGACTTGTTCTCGACTGTGAGACAAACGGATTGTTGCCAGAATTGGATACAGTTCATTGTCTTGTTCTCCATGATTTAGATACAAATAAGACTTACAGTTGTGCAGATCAAGAAGGATATTTAAGTATTGAATCCGGGTTGGATTTGATGCAAGAAGCAGACCTATTGATCGGTCATAACATTATCAAATTTGACTTACCTGCCCTAAAAAAAGTATATCCTCATCTTGATATCTCAAAACAAACTAATTATTTTGATACGTTAATTGCCAGTCGTTTGTTCTGGCCAGAGCTTGAACCTGTTGATCACGCCAAGTGGTCACACATTGAACCCAAATACCGTGGTCGCCACAGCCTTGCAGCCTGGGGTGAGCGACTCGGCGTGGCCAAAATTAAGTTCACAGAAGAAGCTAAGAAAGCCAATGAAGAACTGGAAAATGTGTGGGATAAATGGTCACAATCAATGCAAACCTACTGCATACGCGACGTACTTGTGTCGACTAAACTATATGAATATATGTCCTGCCAGGATGCTGACCCGCGTTCGCTGGAGCTAGAGCATCAGTTCGCCATGGTCATGGCCAGGCAAGAGGCTTTTGGGTTTCCCTTCAATGAGAAAGCAGCCTTTGCCCTTGTCAACACGCTTAAAGCTCGTCGAGCTGAGCTTGAAGATCAACTCCAATCAACCTTCCCGCCGGTTGAGGAAGAGCGTTGGTCGGAAAAAACTGGCAAGAAACTTAAGACAAAGGTTACGGTATTCAACCCTGCTTCCAGACAGCAAACAGCTGAGCGACTGCAGGGTCGCTATCCAGAAATTCAGTTTGAATCTACGGAAAAAGGTTCTCCAAAAGTTGATGATGATGTTCTGGAAGCCCTTGGTCAAACTTATCCAGAGGCAAAGCTTTTAGCTGAGTACCAGCTTCTGAACAAACGTCTCGGACAAATTGCTGAGGGCAAAGAGGCGTGGTTGAAACATTGCAGGGTTTATGGTGATGGCCGTATTCATGGCGAAGTTATTACTAATGCTTGCATCAGTGGAAGGTGTAGTCACAAGCGACCCAACATGGCGCAAGTTCCCAGTGTTGGCCATGCTTTTGGAGCTGAGTGCAGGGCTCTCTTTTATGCTCCTGACGGTTGGCGTCTGGTTGGTGCTGACGCTTCCGGACTAGAACTCCGCGCCCTCGGTGCTTGGCTTGCCTACTTCGATGGAGGTGAGTACGCCAACCTGGTCAGCACCGAAGGGTTTGATATCCACACCTACAACGCAAAGCTATTTGGAATCTATGATGGACAAAATGAAATCAGCAAAGCGACCCGTGATCTTTCGAAGCGCCTTATTTATTGCATACTTTACGGTGGAGGCGCTAAAAAGACTGGGTCAATTATTATCCCGGAAGCAACGGAAGACCAACAATACCGGCAAGGTAAAAGAACCATCGATACGTTTTATGCTAATTTGCCAGCAATTAAAAAACTTAAGGATCTCATCGAGCAGCGTATCAATGAACGCGGCCATCTTAGAGGAATTGACGGCAGACGGTTACAAATTCGTTCTAAGCACTCGGCACTCAACCAACTACTGCAGAGTACTGGAGCTGTAGCCGTTAAGAAAGCTACCTGTATTCTCTATGATGACTTAGAAAATGCAGGACTAAAGTTTGGTCGTGACTGGGGATTCGTCGCCCACGTCCACGATGAATACCAGGCACTTGTACGTCCTCAACATGTAGAGGTTTACAAGCAATTGGCTATTGATTCTTTCCGTAAATCAGGTGAGTACTTCCAACTGAAATGTCCTTTCACTGGTGAGGCCAGGGATGGACAGAACTGGATGGAGACTCACTGAGTTTATTTCTTTTTGCCGCCGTTCTTGGCTTTGTTGGCCATCGCGTTGCCTGCATTCTGCTTGGCATTTTGCTTGCCGGCGGCAGACTTACCTTTCTTGTTCTTAGGCTTGGACACAATTAAACTCCGCGAAGGCGAACGCCATTGATGCGATTGATCAGCTCATCAATCTGTTTTTGCGGGACAGGACCAAGCTCACCGCGTTGAATAGAACGCAGCAGCATTTGATCTTCTTTCTTCTCTTGAGGAGAATAAGCAACCGCCTCCTGTGGTTCAGCAGGTTGCATCACATCGCCAGCAAAACGCACGATGATTACTAACGCCTGATCTATTTTAACTGATGGTGGACTTTATTTAGCGGCTTATTTCCTCCCAATCTAACGAAGCGTAGATATCGGCTCCGTTGGTGTCCGCTGCTACTGCTAACGTCAACTCAAAGGGTGTGGAGGTAAAAGCATTTCTTTCAAGCTGGAACGAGAATAAAGCCTCTTTCAAGATGTCAACCGGCGTTGATCCTTGGTTGGAGCCATTAAGAAAACCAGATGCCAATATCCGTCCACCCGTAAAACTTGTGCCAGTAATGTTATATTCAACGGAGGAATCAGCTGAAGCACTTGTCCATGTGCCACCAGTAGTCGTTCCAGACGCTACAACCCGCCAAGAATAGTTAGCGTTGTTGGTAATACCTAAAATAGACAAGGCTGTCAAAATAATAATTGCGTCTAAACGATTCGGTGACGCTTTTAGCCGAATAGATGCCACGGGATAATAAGTAATTGCTGTAGTTAAATCGCGTGGACTACCAATAGGCGTTTGAATTGACTGCTGAGCACCACGAAGTTCATACCCACCTTCAGAAAGAACAGACGAACAAACTTGCTTCAGGGTACTGTTACTGGCTGTTGTTCCAGTGTTTTCAATTTCATACCTAAGGGGAAGCGAAGCAGTACTGATATAAGTAGAAGAAATTAAATTAGCGTGATGAAAAACATGACACGGAATAAATTTCCCATCAATCACGAATCCCATGCGGACAGAACCAAGCCCAAGCCACTCAACATCCATCCAGAGAATTTGGGCTTTGGTAATATTTAAAACAATCTCAGATGGACCAGTTCCATCCATCTTGTCGATATTCCAGTTTGCTTGAGCGACTCGTGTTTCTGAAAAACTACCAGAAGAAATACTGCGCTCAACAAATGATAAGGTTGAATTATTCAGCTCAATGTACATACCATTGTCGGCACCAAAATAACCGACACGTTGTCGTAATCCGGTCTTGGCCGGTGCCATGACAAAGGTGTTAAGAACTAATAAAGATTTTCCAGGTTGATAAGAAAATACCTTGGTTGTTTCACGGTAAACCAGGGAACCGGATGTCGTTGTAACAGCAAGATCAACTAAGCCCTCACTGGCTTGGAACGTAACAGTACCTCCAGTAGCGGTACTACTGTTCCACAGACCATTGTCCCTGTAACGGTGGCTGGAATCAAAAAGAGTAAATGGATTCGAGACACGTAGACGACCAAAAGCATCAACTGCTGCCGTTGGGTTCCCGATCAGAGGAGCAGTAATAGCGACGTTTAGAACCTGGTTGTCCGGGTTTAAAACCTTGACAACTTCATATCTACAGTTGTCGTTTTCAATTACAGTTGCCATGTCAATCAGCGAGCAGCAAAGCTAAGGCGGACAACAGCATCGGTGCCACCAGTCTCAGAGAAGAATCTACCTCGAAGATACTTCACTGGACTACCGGTGATGTTGTAGACGTAGGTTCCATTCTTATGGATACAGTTTGAGATTAGCGGTCCGTAGTAAGTGCCATCGATGCTTCCCTCCAGGCGAACAACAACTTGCGTGTTGATATTGGTTACAGTTGCTACCAGAGTGTAGTCGCTCGTTGAGAAATAATTGTTCTCGTAGACCAGGACCTCTGTGGTTATGCCAGGTTGCGTCAGCTCACCCGCATTAAAAAACAGGGTGTCCTGGAAATTGGTTGAGCGACCCACTCTTAATACTCTTTTCCTCTTGCAATTTTAGCTCCAGTCAGTACACTACCCTTGCTTTTGCACTTCCCATGGAACCCCAGCGCCTCCGCGACATCAAAAAGTCCCTCAATGAGATGACCCTAGAAGAGCTTCAGGAGATGAGTGACGATCTCAGCAGGCTCATTTCTGTCTTAATGACGCGCCAGGTGGCGATTGAAGATACAATCCTGGACATGTTGGAAGCTGCGTTCGCTAAGAAGTGATGACGGTTGATGAGGAGAAGTGGCACATCCGCTTCATGAAGTTGGCGCTTGAAGTTGCGTCCTGGAGTAAAGATCCAAGTACACAAGTTGGTTGCGTGCTGGTAAGAAACAAAAAAGTTCTCAGCACTGGCTACAACGGTCTGCCCAAAAACCTGAGTGACAGTCTTGACATCCTCCACGACAGGGAAAAGAAGTATGAACTCACAGTCCATGCTGAAGTCAACGCTGTTACAACCGCTGCGCTTCATGGGATCAGTACTGAAGGGGCTACTGCTTACGTCACTTTCAATCCATGCAGTCGCTGCGCTGCTGTACTCATTAACGCTGGTGTTACTTCCGTCTATAGCTATGGCGGATCCACCATTCCCACCCGCTGGTTAGAAAACTTCATCTTGGCTTCCAGAATTCTTGCTGAAGCCGGTGTAGATTACAGCACAATCAACGTTTTCTAACGCCATGAACTCGTTCATCGCCACCGGGGTCTACGCCGGGGAGAAGTTTACAGACAGTGGACTGCGCTTCATGCACCTCAACATCCCCAAGATCGGGAAGAAAGGTGATGAGGCTCCGGTCCTGGTGGTTCCCAACCGAGCTGCGGGTGAAACTTTTGATGTGTTCCAGCCAGGGGCCAAGCTTCTGGTGGGTGGTCGCTTGTATCCGAATCGCAAGGATTACAAGATGTATTTGATTCCAAATATGCCCATTCAGTTGGCGGGTGATGTAAACATTAACCGCATCAATCTGTCTGGCGGTGTTGGATTTATTGCTGATACTTCCATTGAGGATTTGTTCAGCTTTACGCTAATGTGTTCGGCTCCTAATCAAGCAGTTCTTGGACACAATTGGCAAGACAGCCTCAGCTTTAAGATGGAAGCTTGGGGTGAAGATGCTACGCGTCTGCGGCAGATGTGCTCTGTTGGTAGACAAATTAGTGTTGAAGGTGTTCTTCGTTATCAAACATGGGCTGCAGAAGATGGTAGCCGTCGCGGTGCTTACCAGGTTCGCGTTCGCTCCTCGTTGTATGCAGCTTTTGGTAAGAACAAGAAGAAAGAAGAGGAAACAAATGAAGGAAATGTGACAATTAATGGGACTGCTCCCACGTTGAATGTTGTCCAAGCCAGTCAGCCAGCGGTTTCCCTGCCTCTTCAGCAGACAATCGCTCCAACCTACCGGGAAGATGAAATCCCAATGTGATAAGCAAAGTTAATGTATCTGTTTTGTGCAAGACCCTTGCACTTTGACTAAGCTCACGTCGTGGGATCCGGGCTGCAACTAGTCACTGCAGTCTTTTCTTCCTCAGGTCAGTACCAGCGGTGCCAACCCGCTGTGTGGGTGCAACTCCCGCTCTGGGGACCGTCCCAACGTTTTGACTGTAATGTCTGTACTGAATCGCTACCTCAACACTGAGAAGTACCAGGGTGTCCTGCGTGACTTCTGCAACTGCCAAATCCTCAACGACAAGACCAAGTGCGGTCTGTTCCTGAAGGATTCGGTGCTTTCCCGTATTGGCTGGAACGGTACTCCCGATCAGTTCCCTGATGCTGAGGAGTACGACCACACCTACAACAACGGCGATAGCAACAAAGGAATCTTCTTCAAGACTCCTCGCATGGTTGTGTTGCACTGCGGTTTCAGAAAGGATGTCACCTTCATCGAGAACTCTGAGAAGGGTGGTATCGAGGGAATCTATCCTCGCGATTCTTACCTTTACGATGATTGGCAAGAGAAGAATCCTGGCAAGCCCTCTCCTTACAAGCGGCGTCGCCTTGTCCTGATCTTCCTTGTTAGCGACAAAGGCACTCCGGTTCACAAGAAACCGCTGCTCCTCTCGATCCACGGTGGTGCATCCAATCTGTTCACCGATGCTTATGGCACGTTCATCGAACAACTGGAAGCAGCCTTCGCTGAGCATGCCGGCCTTAAAGGAGGCGCTGGCTTCGATCCCAAGCAGGCTGCTGCTGCAATCTTCACGCCTACGTTCGGTTCTCAACTCTATGGAGAGAACAACAAGAGCTGGATTGCGTTCCCCAAGAGCTGGATTACTCCCACTGCCAAGAACATCGAGAGCTTCTTCCCGAAGGCTGACGATGACATCGACTTCCTTGAAGAGGTTTGGGAGAGCTGCCCGCCTGAGGTTTATGCCAAGTCTTTCTTCCAGCAATGCGAGAAGGAGATTGGTTTCCACGCCATTCGTCCGGGTCTTGATTTCACTCTCCCGCCAGTTCAAAGCCAGAGTTCCACTGGGATGAAGGTTCTGAGCGGTGCCCGTGATCCTGAAACCGGCGAGATTGAGATCTGATCTCTGCTTACACGTTCCATGCCGGGCCTTCGGGTCCGGCTTTTTCATGCTTTTTAATAAAGGTATCTGCATGGACAGCGTCAACAGTGCCCTGACACTCAAGTCAAGCAACAAAAAGACAGGCGAAATCGTGGTCAGCACCACCTCCAGATCCAGCTGCCCAACCACCTGCCCACTGATCGGGGAGAACGGCTGCTACAACGAAGCCGGTTTCCATACGCGTCTACATTGGGACTACATAACAGCAGGTAAGCGCGGCCTGCCTGAGCTTGAATTTATCGATGCTGTTGCCAGGCTCGAGGCTGACAGCCTGTTCCGCCACAACATCGGTGGTGACCTCTGGCACCAGGGTGGTGAGATTCGCTCAGACCTGCTGCAAAAACTGGCGGCAGCAACCCGACATCTCAAAGCGGCCTGGACTTATACCCATCACCTCAGAAACAAACCCAACCTGCGTGCCGTCAAGATGGCAACCAACATGGGTTTTACGATCAACCTTTCAACTGAGGTCAAATCAGAGGCAGCTTCCTTTGCCAAAAAGGGTTACCCCGTGGTCTGCGTCGTGCCTGAAGATGCGCCGGCAAAATTTGAGGTTGATGGGGTCGTGTTTCGCCAGTGTCCTGCAACCTTTGATGGTTCTCCCACCCAATGCAAAACCTGTGGTGGCGGAACTCCGCTCTGCGCCAGGGGTGATCGTGAGTTTGTTGTGACGTTCCCTGTCCATGGCGGTCATGCCAAGGCAGCTGCTAAAGCCTGCGGCTAATTATTCTTCGTAAATTCTGGAGATGGCGCCAGCTTCTACATTGGCTAGGCGCCTGATCAAACCTCGGATTACGGCTTGCCTATGAACAGCCAAGCCAAGTAGCTTCAATGCTGCTTGCTTTAGCGTTTCAGCATCACTTACAGATTCGATATCTTTTGTTAACTTTGCTATTAAGAACTCGTCTTCTAAAGACAGACTAAAATCGTCCGGATCGAATTGAAATTCAATCAGCTCAAACTTTGACATTGAGGCTGAGCATAATGACCAGTTTAGGCATGAAACATTTATTGTCAATTTTGTTATCTGTGAACACTTGACACCAGGGGAGAAGAACCTAGACTGCACCTGCGTTTTTAGCCTGCTTCCCAGTGTCTAAGAAATCCTTAAGTGACAACATCCACAAAGAGGCCGCGCCTAAACGTACCTCTGTGGGTCATGGCCGCCGCAAGCGTGGTTCGTTCTCCGTAAAAGGAGAAAAGAAATACAGGGGGCAGGGAAAAGGATGAGTGATGGACCTGGAGGATGTCCCTAAAAGCCTCACGCACACACACCACTTTGACCGTAATGAACGTTGTTGAACAGGAGCTCTCTGCAGCTCAACGCTTGATTTATGGTAGGCGTCGCATTGTTGATGCCCTGTATCAAGATCAGCCTGACAAATTCAAAAGCCTTCAGGCCACTGACATTCAAAGCATTTCTTTAGAAGGTGATTTGATCTGTTGTGATCTTGGTGAATGCCTACTGTATGTAGAACGGTCTAAAGTAATTAGTAACTTCTGGCAGCATCGGACCAGAACGCCTTCTTACTTCGACTACAAGATCTGGCGCAATGGCCTGGTTTCTGGTAATTGGAAAGGAACTCCAATTGCTGCTCTTGATTACAGTCCTTCTCCTGTTCGAACTGCGCTGGAACCCCACCTTGGCCGTCCACCTCGCATCGCAACTGATAAAGAAGGGGTTCAAAAACTTTATTTCATCCGTGAAGACGACCATGCATGCAGCTGTCAGTCGTGGTCGCAGCAGGATGAAAACAAAGAAGAACTAAAATCTGAATTTGATCGGTTCTCTGACATCGAGTTCAAGCCAGTCTGCAAGCACATGCAGTGGGCAATGGCAAACATCCGTCTGCAGTCCCTGTCATTTTCTTCTCGGAAATCCAACGACAGCTATAACCCCAGGATTTGCGTGTACCGCTTTGATCATCAGCGCGGTCTGCTTTTTTATCGTCTTACTTATGACGGGATAAAAGCTGATGCCCGCTGGTTGCCAGAAGAAACCTGGAAAGAACGCCAAGTTTATGACTCCCGTGGTACAGCAACAGGTGAATGCTGGGATCTGTTTGAGACAGCCCTCAGTCAGGATCCGCCATTCCGTATGGCTGCTTACTCACAAAGCGTAGCTACAGTCTTGTCTGGCTCGCGTTCCCGGTAAATGGATTACTACAGCACAGCACTCATCTGGTTTGTTGTTGGTTTGTGCTTTGGGGTCATCCTCTACGAATTTTTCCATCCTCCGTTCTAACCATGGCTGACAAACTTTCCCTGATTCAAATCTCAGAATCCATCCAGCACATTGGGTTTCTGAAGGATCTGCCTGACATCCCAGAGGATGAGCGGGCCATGCTGGAGCAGCACCTTCTTGATTTGGCTTCCCGCCAGGAGTCCAAGTTCGATTCCATCATCGGCATGGTCAAGAAGTGCGATGCCTACATCGAGGCATTGGAAGATGAGATGGCGGAAATCAAAGCAAATCTTGAGGCTTGGAAAAAGAATCGAGAGAAGATGATTTCCATCATCAAGTTCGCGTACCAGCAGGATCTCATTGGCAACAAGCCAACGGGCATCAAGTATCAGGCAACGATCCGTAAGGTCAAGCCTCGTCTGGTGGACAACTTTGACCACTGGGAGGACGAGGATCGCGTTGAGTTTGGTCTACGCAAGACCACAACCATCACGCGCATCAAAGATGAGTCCGTTGTCGAAGTCAAGCAGGAGGAACTGCCTGACAAAGATCGGGTCCGTGATGCCCTCACTGCTGATGATGGTTCGGCTCCAATGCAAGCACAACTTGTTCCTGGGTTCTCGTTTGTTTATGAACGCCGCAAGAGGTTGACAACCTGACATAATTAAGTACAGGGTGCAACAAGGAACGTTGCATTAAACGAAGAGTCCCCTAAGCCGCAACGTAGATCACCGTAGGCGGACACTCTCGCCCTATCCCAAATCTTAATGTCTTGCTTCCCTGATCCCCCCTAGCCAATCCGGTTCGGGGGGATTAATTTTGGATGCACCATTATCGCCATCACCGAGCGATTTCAACCCATGGCTGAGTATTACTTTGAGAACTTTGAGTCTTACTCTGATCTTTTTAAGCAGCACGCTTTGTCACTCTCTGAGCTGATGAAGATACTTGATGACGAAATCATTGGTATGGGCTTGCCGCCAGTGGGGAGGACCAAGGATCTGTTCCGCATGACCATGGATCTGTCCTTTGCGGTAGACCGCAGCTACCGCGAAAAGCATGAGATTGAAGATGAGTTCAAGTTCACCACTTACTTGGGCAAAGAAGACACCGTTGAAGCAATGAAGACGGTTCTACGGGAAGAGTTTCAACGCTTTATGGAAACCCAAGATGCAGACCAATGAATTCGAGGTCAACGGCAACACCGAGCGCTGGACAATTCCTATTGATGAGGAGGGTGTTCTCACTCTCCCCGATGAACTCCTCGAAAAACTGGGGTGGCAAGAGGATGACGTTTTGGAGTTCATTGATAAAGAAGATGGTTCCTTTTACATCGTGAAAGTCAATGGCACTGCAGAACCTGAGGGAGAAGCTGATTCGTAGGCTCGGCGTTAATTACGTCGCCTACATGGGTCAAGAAGGCCGCAGCAAGGATTGGCTGGAGGGTTACTTCCAAGCCAAAAAAGATGCTGAGAACTTCATGGATCAACTCAGAATCTACGAGCCTTATTTTGATGAAACTCTCTGAGTTCATGCACCTGCTGCAGCGGTATCACGATCTCTATCCAGGCATTGACCCGGAGGTGATCATGACCGCTGTTGATTACTGTCCCAGTGACAAGAACAAGGCGAATCCTGAGTACAGCTGTCACACCTGTGACATCAAGCTGTTTGAAACCAGGGCTCTTGTTCACATCCCGTCAGATTCCTTGTTCTCTGAAAGGGGTCCCTATCTTAATATCTTCTATGAGAAAGAATTTATTGACAAGATAGAGGATTTCTGGAAAAACAACTACTTCCAACAACATGGACAAAAGCAAACTGGATCTGCTCATTCAGGAAGCTGCCCGCCAGCAGCAACAGGAACTGAGCTGGGTGGGCAACCTGTACCGCCAGAGGCTCAAGGAGCTCCAGAAGTCCAATGAGAAGTACACGCAATGGTTGAACAACAGTGAAGCTCAGGGCACACGCGGATCAGAAACAACCTGATTGGGTCTGCCGCGATTGCGGTGGTAAGTGGGGACTTTGGTGGGACGGTGGTCGCTACTACGGTCCCCCAGCCCACTGCTCCACTTATCACTACGGGACCTGTGGTGTTTGTGGTGCAAAAACAGGTGTGACAGAAGCCCGTGATTATGGTTACTTGAGAGAAGGGTGGCAGAAATATTTAGAGTCTGTACATTTGGAGGGTTCTAATCAACCTCCCAATGAAGGATCCACGCAAACTGAGGTACAAGGGTAAACCGTCGGAGATCCTGCCTTCCATCGAGTACCAGGGGTATGAGATCAAGGTGCTCAAGCACGGGAACACCGGTCACACCTTGTACCGTGCCCCGCGTTCTGAGGACCTTGAACCCTGTTGGTTCATGGACTTGGAGACCGCTAAGAAAGGGGTCCACAAGCTGCTGCAAACCGAAACAGTACAAGAGTTAAGCACTTTAGAATCAATTCTGGAGTCTTCTAAATAAGGAACATAACCAGGTGGCACGCCCAGTCATGACAGATTTGATGGATGATCTTGCTTGGAACATCCACGAGTACCTCATGAATGAAGCCACCCCATTCAAAGGGGGTCACCTGGTTCTTATTCCCATCACAGCAATCGTTAAAAAGTTCCAAAGGAACCACAGGACCATTGCCCGTCGGCTAACAGCCCTGAAGGATGAGGGGTTGCTCGTTCCTCTTATTAAGAAGGATTACACCACCTTGTATTGGATCAAGGAACAAGAGGACGACCAATGACAGACGGACCCAAGGACTCAGCTTCTGTGCAGGACCTGGTGTGGTTGCTCAGCTCCTTCACGGACAACGGCAGGTCTCTGCGTTCCTTCATCAACCACCCGCAAGAGCTGGGGATCTGCGTGCTGACCGCTGGTTTGCTGGCAAACAGCAAGCTGATGATCAGCCCAGAGGATGCCGTCAAGAGTTCGTTTGACATCTACAAGCGGATTCAAGAGCATGTGGCCAAGTACCAGTCGATGACCTTTGCCTCGAACATCGAGAACATTTTCTCGGATCGGGCGCCAGAGGTCGACGGGGACTGATTTGTTGCGCTTCTGTAGATAGCCGCTAAGTTGCGGCATCTTGTGGCGCCATCCATGCCTGCAGTTCTGGATGAAATTCCGGCAGTTGTTCTGCTGAAAGAAGAGCTGGAGCGCAAAATTTATACGCCGTACTCTAAAACTGCATCGCACTTGCAGTTTTTGGATTACCGCAGCGACGGCGACACGCGCTTAACCATTAACGGAAGTCGGCATTACAAGACTCCCTATGGTGCGCTCCCTTCTGTCACCACCATTCTTTCTGCAACCAGCGGCAACAAGGCTGCACTTGAACGGTGGGCTAAGAAGAATCCAGGTGGAAGGGAGGCCGCAGCTGCACGCGGTACCAGGGTTCACTCCTTGATGGAGGAGTACCTGCTTGGCATCAACAAAAATCCTGTCATTGATGATGAGGAGATTGCCGAGTTCTGGAGTGGTCTTCCTGAAAAGCTCGACAAGTTGGATCGGATTGTGTGGGCTGAGAACCCCGCCAACCCCGATGACTTTGCCTGGACCATGGGTGGTGATGGCATCAGCCGCGTCTGGCATCCTGGGACCCATGAGACTGAGACGTGGGGCTGGGCCGGCGCCCCAGACATCGTGGCGGAATACAAAGGCAAGGTTGTGCTCGGGGATCTAAAAACCAGTAACGGGCTTTACTACAGCCGCTGGCCTGGTCCTGAGACACTGAAGTCGGAGTACGGGATGAAGCGGGCTGGCTTCATGAAATACCAAAAATGCATGATGCAGATGGGCGCTTACGCCATGGCCCTGGAGCACACAGTCGGCATCGTCCCAGAAATCTTAATGATTTTTGTGGCTACCAGGGAGCGGTCCCAGGTGTTCGCGGTGCAGAGCGGCACCATCGAGAAGTACAAAAACAAGTGGCTGGATGCCGTCAGCAAGTATTACTCCGAGATTCTTCCGTCTCTCAATAAGACTGAAATTGACATGGAAGTTATTGATGGGGACGGTTGAGTACAGGGTTCTTCCCCGTACATTGGAAGAAATGGAAACGACAGGTTTTCTTCCGGGTCCGCCCCAAATTTGGTGGCTACCTTAGCCCTGTCCTTGCCCTGCTGACGACCATAACTGAACGTGACGACTGCTGCTCCAACCCCACCCCGTAAATCACTTGCGCCAGGTGAGATCCGTCTGGATTACCTGCCCGTTGATTTCCCCTTAACCCCCTTAAAGGGTAAAAAAGCGTACCTCCCAGGTTGGACCAGTAATTCTCAAACTGTTAGTCAGGTCAAAAAGGAGCTTGATGAGGGTCGGGCCACGGGTGTTGGCCTGCTGTGCGGCCAGTGGAGCAATGAACTGGCGCTCATCTTTGTTGACATTGATGGGGCAGACGCCATCCCCGAGATCGAGAAGCTCGGTGGCGGTCCCCTCAGTGAAATCTTCCCCCGCACCCTGACCATCTCCAGTGGCAAGGAGGGGAAGCTGCGGATGCTCTTCCGTGTTCCGCCGGAGAAGGTGGACAGCCTGCCCGACAAGGCAACCCTCAAAGTTGACAAGCATCCATGGGAGATTCTCTGGAGGTCCCGTCAAGGTGCCCTGATGGGTGCTCACCCTGATACAGAGGGTTACAGGACAACCGATCACGGCGGCTTTGAGTACGCCAAAGATCTGCCCGAGATGCCGCAATGGTTGTATGACGCCATTGAAAAGGCTTATCCCCACAGCCGTTACCGCCGTAAGTCGAGGAGCACCGGCCCCCTGATCACCCAAAGCATCACCATCAACTACGACGAGGATTCGCAGTTTGCCCTCGAATCGTCGATGCATGAGGCGGTCCAGTACCTGGAGGCGCTCAATCCCTCCCGCGCTGACAGCTATGAGGACTGGATTGCAGTGGGCATGTCCCTGCACCAGATTGCCGACGAGATGCTGCCAGCCTGGGTTGACTGGTCCTCTCAATCCTCTGCATTTGAGCAAGGCGTCTGCGAAGACAAGTGGGCCAATTTTGAGCGGCTGCCAGGTGGTCCCAACCCTGATGAAGGTCGAGGGCTTAAAACCCTGCGTGCCATGGCCAGGGAGGATGGTTACGTCGACTTTGGCGGCTTCACGGTTCCAACCGCTGATTCGGTAGCGAAACGAATCGGTGATGAGCAGGGCGGATTCTCTGTTGCCGCAGATGGTCTGAAGGAATTCTTTGAGCAGTTTGGTCGTCCCGTCGGCATTGATGACGGTGACGATGATGAAGAGGATACCAGCGATGTTGAGGGCGCCATTGGGATGCTGCTCAACCCGTTCGGTAAAAAGCGTGATCGGGATCGCGCCAGGAGTCAAGGTGATGACAAGGGCAAAGGGCGAACCCCTCCCGCGTCGGAGGTTTGTCTGGCGATCCAGGATGAATGCCTGGAGCTGTGGCGTTACGATGCCCGCTATGACAGCTTCCTTTTCTATGAGGCCAGCATCGGGATCTGGCGGATGGAGAATCACCGCAAGGAGTTTCACCATTACGTCCAGTGCCTGATCAATGACCTCAGCAGCGTCAATGGCTACAGCAACAACTACGTTTCTGATGTCTGCTCACTGCTGGAAGGGCACCTCATTGAGCTGAAGTGGAAGGATACGGACCACCTCCTGGCCTTTAGGAATGGTGTTCTGGACCTGCGCCACGGGGACTTTTTTGATCACAGCAAAGACCACTACATCACCTGGGGACTGGACTTTGACTACAATCAGGACTGCGCTGCTAGCCCTATTACTGAGTGGCTGTACCGCACCCAATATGGAGACGAAGCCCGAGTTAATGTGCTCCGGGCATGGCTGCGGGCCTGTCTGGTCGGGCGTGGAAACGAGATCCAGCGATTCCTGGAGGTTATTGGGCCTGGTGGACGCGGTAAATCCACCTTTGCCAACCTCTGCTGTGCTCTCGTTGGCATCGGTAATTACGCAAGCACTACCCTGAACCAGCTGGAGCAGAGCCGCTTTGAGCTGGCCTCCATCAAGGGCAAGCGTTTGACGCTGATCAACGACTCGGAACGTTATGGCGGCTCCGCTCAGGTCTTTAAGGCATTGACCGGTGGTGACAACCTCCGCTATGAAGAAAAAATGAAGAGCATTGGTGACCCCTTTGTCTACAACGGCATGGTCATGGTGGTCGCTAACGAGCCAATTCAGACCACGGATAACACCAGTGGCCTGAGCCGTCGTCGCCTCACGGTTGAATTCAACCGCAAGCTGTACGAGAAGAATTCGGAAGCAAAAGATATGATTAAAATCGACAAAGGCCACATAAGTGGTTTATGGAAGGATTATTTACCCGGCTTGGTGAACTGGGTCCTTGCCATGACGGAAGAAGAAATGCGCCAATACCTGCTGGATACCAATGAAATGGTGCCGGCGCTGCGTAAGGTGCGTAACAACATCCTCCTCAACAGCAACAACCTGGTGGAGTGGCTGCAGTCTGAAATCGTGGTAGCCGATGAGTCTGTTGTTGGTGTCGGCAAAAAAATTCCAGCTGCCAAGGACAGCGGCGAGCGGTACAACAACAGCAAATACCACCTCTACCCCAGCTACTGCTCCTACTGTGAAGACACAGGTTCAAAGCCAGTGGGGCAGAAGCGGTTTATTGCACTGCTGCTTGATTGCTGCAAGAACCAACTGGATCTTCCCAGCATCCGGACCTTCACGAAAGGTGGTAAACCTTTCATCAAGGGCTTAGCAATCCGCAGTTCTGATGCTAAGTATGAGAAGTATCAGACGATCCTGCCGGAGGGGAACGACTAGACAACTTCAAATCTGAATCAAATTAGAAGTTGTCTAGAGAGTAGGACTACGCTGCGTCGAGAGCAGACTTGATCTCCTCAGGAGTTGTTGCGCCTTCAATCACATCCTGAATCAAGGCGTATTTGTTGCGGATCAACTGACGACCTGCCTCTGCTGCAACCATGTCCATGCCAGGCAGTTGCAGGGAGATGACCCGATCAAGTGGGGCAAACTCCTCAGCGCGTTGTTGGCGGCGAATCTGATGGCCGATCTCTTTGCATTTATCGAGGTCGTGCTCCACGCAGCAATCGCCCATCACCCACGCATTGCGGAAGTAGCGGTCGCTGGGGATGGCGTCAACGTCCACGATCTCGTAGGGCACGCCTTCGGGCACATCCTTGAGAGCCAGTTCGACGGACTCGGTTGGGATGATGATGGAGACTCCGCCGGTCTCGTTTTGGTAGATGATTCGTTTCATGATGGGTTAGCGGAAGACAGCGACGTTAACTTGGGGAGCGTCTGCGCCTGTGTAAAAACGAACCGCGCTGGTTGTTCTTGCTGTTAAATCTTCAGCGGTTCTATTGAATCCCGCGTTTGCAGCGCCACCAGCGGTTGCTGCTACTGCATAGTTTGCATCTGCCATCGCCGTCGTGAAGTTCACAGTGTAATCTGTCGCCCCGTTATCCGTAATGCTGCTCACGTTATAACTGGCGCGGATCGCCACGGTGCTAGTGCCGTTGAAGTTCACCCACGCCTTACAAAGTTGACCGCCAATAACCGCAGGGGTGACGATCTTACTGGCGCTGTAGAAGGTAACCGGATCGCTGCTCAGTGTGGCGTTGGCGTTGGCGCTGAGTGTGACGGTTGTGCTGACAATGCTGCTGACTGTGGTGCCAGGTGTGATGCCTTCACCGACCACATACATTCCCGATGTAATTCCTGAGGCAGAAGCCACTGTCAAGCTTGTGGTTCCAGAAGTAATTGTTCCAGTGGTCGTAGTTCCGTTAACTTCACTAGTAGAAGCTAAAACACCTCCAGCAACAGTAGAAGCTGTTAACTGTCCAAAGGTAACATCTTGCGCAGATGTACCAGAAATTAATTGGGCCTTTGTCTGACTCATTGTTTTACATCCTTATCACTCATTTTACAAGAGCAAGACTCACACTGAATACAAGATTTCTTTGTCCACGTTCTATCGCCAGGGATAACTTCAGTTCCGTATTCGAAGTCATCGTAGTCTTGTTGATTTCTTAACCAACTTGCAAACTCTTCAAGGTACTTTTTGATGAGTTGCGTTGGCATGATCAGACGGAACCAAATCCGTACTTGGCTCGAACACCCTCTATTCTACGCATGATGTCAGCAGGAACAGGGCGGTTGGGTGGATTCCTTTGATCAAGGCGGCCACGGACATAGTCGCTGAACTCCTCTTGGCTCATGGGGAAGATTGGATCTTCTCCGACAGGGATGCCACGGGCAATGTATTGATTTAAGAATTGAGCTGTCTCCGCTTGTTTGGCGGGAGTAGGACGCTGGAAACCTTCCGGCGGCGGTCCATACTTCTCTTTGCTTTCATCTGGACGCTTGTACACGTCTCGAGGGCCAGCTGGATTGGAGGTCTCAATCGCAACTGGGAAGTCGTTGTCCATCATCATTTGCCAAACCTCTTCAAGAAATCTTCTGCTTTGCTAAGGGTGGTCTGGAACTGAGGCATCCCCTCTCCTGTTGTCTTGGACATCTGATAAGGCGTAACCTCGGCAAAGTCGGCGGATACCTTGGCACCTTGTTGGCTCCAGGGGGCGGGGACAGCATTAGCGGCGATTGAAAAATCCTGGCCAGCGACAGGCTCTGGGGCGGTGCCTGCATAAGTGGTCATTGCGGTGGGGCGACCAACAGCCTCTTCTTTTGATTGCCGCTTAACAAGCTCACGCTGGGCCAGCATCGGGTTAGCGGCTGCCCACTTCTGCAGGTCAGGACGATCTGCATACATCTTTTGAATCTCAGCTTGATTCACGCGGCCCATTGCACTTTGAGACCGGTAATAATCAGAAAGAGATTCGGTGGTCGGTGCCTTGCTCTGGGCTGCCAGGGCTGCCATCTCTTCTGGGCTCTTGGGTCCTTGGCCAGTCTGTGCACCAAAGGCGTAATCAAACTCCGGGGTCTTGAAGTAACGCTCGAACTGACCCGGAGCGGTCATTGCATACTGTTTATAGGTATCGGATTGGCGGCGATCTGGAGTTACGCCATCACGGGTTCCGTATTGGATGTAGCCAGCAGGACGGATACCCCGCTCAAGTGGGTCGTACTCACGGACACCAAAACCATATCCTTCCGCACGCAGTTGAGCATCCGTTGGAGCAGCAGCAGAAGATCTAGATGGTGCTGCTTGTGCCCCACGGCCAATGCCAGGTGCTGTCAGCGCTCGCAGCTGTTCAGCATTCAGTTTTGGACGAAAACCTTTAAGGAGACCGCTTAAACCACGGCCAACATCAGACAGGCTGTAGCGATTTAGTTGGTCGTATAAGTTGTCGGCCACTTGATTACAACAATCCTTTCTTACAATAGTAACATCGGCCAACAGGATTAATGGACGTTGTTACCACCTACCCAAACGGGACCACCATTGAATTTGGTTTTGACAGCCATAACAACCAGGTTTACAGGGTTTGTAATCCTTCCAAATCCATATGTAGGTACACAGAGCCATGGCACTGTGCTCAAACATATGCAGAAACGTATGAGGAATACTTCAAACCAGTTTCTGATGCTTGCAGGGGGACGTGAGTCGCAGCTGGACTTGATTTAAGAGTCGTTGCCAGGCAGGCGTTTTGTTTGGGCTGCGTTTGGCCTACCAAATTCTCCAAAATAATGGACTTTTCTCTTAGGGGAAAGCAGTTGTGGTTATTAGGTGGGCGGACACTGATACAACGGTACTAAGTCCGGACACACAATAACCCCAATTATTCTCTATAGAAATAAATATGGCTTTTTTTGTCGAATTTGGATGGCCGTGTCAGCCCTTGACACGACTGGGTTTTCAAGGTAGCGTGAAAGTTCCCTGCAAGATCCGCATGGATTATCAGACCGTTTTTCGGGACGAGTACCTCACTCCCGTTGACCTGGTCGCCTTTGCCTACGCCTTGAACGCATTCCAGGAACTGGTCGGCAGCACTGACTGCTGGTGCGTAAAGAAAGCGAACCACCCCGTCCTCAAGCACTTCACCTTTTCAAACAGGCACAGGGCTTCATTCAAAGGTCGAGATGCAAGAGTCTTATGTTTGGCACTGGTAGATCAGTTCCGGACTGATGAGAAACCAATTGTCGTCAGGAAGTCTTGCTGCACTTCCAAATACTGCATCAACCCAAACCACTACTTCTATGGGACTAGGGTTGATGTCGGATTACAAAACCAACTCAGGGCCGGTATCAATTTGAGTCTCAATTTGATTGATGAGATCAGGGCCAAGCGTCATTCAGACGCCAGGTATTGGTCATACCGCCGCCTGTCGTGGCACTTCAAAGTCCCAGAAAAAATTGTTGCTCGCATCTGCCGGAGAGAAAGCTATGACATTTGATGTCGGCAAAAAAGTTAAAGCAATCCTCACTGACAACTCAGAACTCACTGCTGAGCTGGAGAAAGAAATGGACGGTCACAAAGATCTGTGCTGCCCCTGGCACCGAAGAGGACACCCAGAGCACAAGGGCAACTTTGGACTCATGGGAGAATGTTTGGACTGCATGGAAGAAATCAACAAAGGCAGCTGCACCATTGATGTCTGCAACTTTGATTTCGACATGTACTGGACCGTTCGCAGCTTCTGGCTGAAGGTGGACATCAAAGGTCCAGATGAATGCTGGCTATGGACTGGGGCCACGAAGAAAAACAACACAGAGACCGCTGCTTACATGCCAAGCCCATTCCATAAGGGCAACATGCAGTCGGCAGCTCGGGTGGCGTTCTGGACTGCCCGTGGTTATGTCGGCAAATACAGAATCCAACATAAAAAAGGTTGCGACATGCTGTGCTGCAACCCGCTCCATCTGCGTTTGAGCCAGCTAATATCAATACCTGAGCCAACAAAAGTCGAAAAAGTTCAGCTGAATTATGCCCGCTTCAAAGCCAACGCAGAAGACAAGTCAGATCCTGCCTAGCTGCTACCACCTGAAAGATCCTCAGTACACTGGATCAATTTACGTCGGTGGTGAGATTTATCAGACTCCTTATTTCCCTGATAAGGATTCTGCTGAGCTGGAATTGCGCTGCCTTGAGAAGAGTATTAGTTACGAGTTAATTGAAACTCTTGAGATGGAGGGCATGTATCCTGAACGCGCTACAATAATGGAAGAAAAGTATCAAGCCAGTGGGCGTACCGACGGTTTGTACACTGGTTTAAATATGCGCGATGTCTCGGTTTCTAACGACGCTACCGACTAACTTAGGTTATTACAATTTAGGTACCATTGAATCGTATCCTACCGGTGGTACAGGGCCGACAGCCTACGGCCCTACCAGCTATTACGGTAGTGATCCGCTGCCAGCGCAGCCTGGAGACTCAATCAATACACCAATTGATTTGGGTGATTTCAGCAACGTCTTCCGATCACTCACCATCAGCAACACCCATGGTGGTCTGAGCCGTAAGCAGTCAACATTTTATAAGTTACGCCTACTGCGGCCACGGGCCATTCAGTTTACGCAGAATTACAGCCAGTTCTCCCTTACTTCAAATACCAACAAAAACACTTTATTAGCTTTTTACGTTGTTGAAAACGGTACTCACAGGCGTGAGCTGCCGATTAATGATCAAGGCTACGTCTACAAAGAAACAGGGATTGACTACGATTCAGAAGAAGGCATCAACGGAGATTATCCGTCTCAGGTCCTTGACCCTGGTAATTACATCATCTTAATTACCAACGATATCCGCTATTTAGAAACAACGTACTCCATCACCCTGGAAGCGTTCTTAATTGATTGGCGATTTGTCAATGAGGACATTGAAGAATCACTGGACTTCCGTTTTGTCTCTGAAGGCGCTGAAACCCTAATTGACTTTGGTTCGATTGTGACCGCTTAAAAACCTGCTAAGCTAAAAACAGCTTTATCGGATTAATGAAGGTCATCACCGTTAGCGACTTCGAAGCTCGGTTCGAGGAAATCGTTGATGATTGCGCCGATAATCATGTTCACTACAAGATCCAGCTGGAGAGCGGCGAAGCCCTCATGCTGATTCCAGCTGATGATTACTGCGTTTTTCAAGACGTGTACGAAGATTGGGTGGGCCATCCTGAAAACACAGAAATAGAGGGGTTCGATCACAAACCCCTCCCCGTTTCTTATCTTGGTGAAGCCGAGCCTGAGGTCCTCAGTTAGGTCGACTGCATCGGCAGCTGCTTCTCTGTTTCTTCCTTACGGGCTTTGGCCAGCTCCAGGGCCTGGGCAGCGGCTGCTTTTACCGGATCGTACTTTCCAGTTCCTTCACCTGTAGGTACAGCTGACTGGTACGCAGCAGCAGTGAGCACATCACGAGCAGCAGCACGTTGAGCAATATCAGTAGGGGTGCCGACCATGGCATCTCGACGGGCCAAAGCTTGTTTGGTTTGATCATCGAGTCGCTTGATGCGTTCTGCAACACGCTGGTAGTCCTCTTCCGGAATTACGGATTGGTAGAGGGTTGGAGGTGGCGTCGGTGCCGGCATCATCATTGTGGGTGCCGTGCCTGGAGATCCGCCCATATGGTTTACTTTTTAACATGAATCTCTATAGTGATTCTATCGCTGATGAACCCCACCAAATGCTGAACCCCAATGAAGCCCAGGGGTCCGAGGACAAGGAGCAGGAGGAGCTCGGCGTAAGTGATCGGCCTTCTCATTGTTCGTTTAGTCCTTATATTGAGGAGTTTAGCCAACTTCTTGGCAAAGTGTCCACAGAAGTTCTTAAGTTTACCCTAATGACTCAGCAGCAACGTCTGTTTGCTGAGGCCATGTGGGAAGCACAGAATTATGGCGGATCAGAAAGCAAGTGCGTAAAACGTTTACAAGAACTTTACGGAAGCCAGTGGCGATCCATGACGAAGCTTTCGGATCACATGGAGCCGGTTCGGACATATTACGAGCTTGTTTTAATGCTTGACCACGAAAGGCAGTGGGCCGAAGCCTCAAAAAACGTTAAACTGCACGAACAACAAGGTACAAAATAAGGTCCGAATGGAACCTGACGTGTGGCTCGAACCAGTCGAGGAGCTCGATCTTGAGGAGTACATCCCCCAAGAGAGCAACAAGTATCTGAGCTACCGCTTCAGTAGCCTGGTGATCGAGGATGTGACCGTTGAAAATTATAAAGACTTCCTTACCCCGAGCCTTTCGCGCCAGGTGGAGATGTTTCTTCCTCCCTCTGGCAGTTTCGAGACGCCAGATCTGAGGCGGTACCTGGAGTTGGTCAGGAGCTACGAGACTTCAACCAATGATTTGATTTTGGGGCTCTCATTGGCCGATCAAATCCGGATTACGTTCAGCGACATGAAGCCTGCCACGATCTGTGAGCGGTTTCCCGACATCGATTTAGCAACAAAAAGGCGCTATCGTTGTGTTGCTGAATATTTAATCCGCCAGGGTGAGCTGACCAAGCTGAAAGATGAGCGCGGAAAGCTCATCAAGAAGGTTGGTAATATGCAGAAGATGGTTGTGATCTATCAACCTCTTGATAAGATTCGCACAACCCTCCAACGCTCTGGTTTAGGGCAATTTATTAAGACAAATGACAGACCGACGCCAGAAACTGCTGAAGCATCTGAGCAAAGCGAATCCGACTGAGTCCGAGCAGCGCATGACGCAGCTGGTCATCGAGCGGATCTGCTCGGACATGTGTGACTTCTACGATAAGTTCTATGCCCAGGAGGGGCCTGGTGCGATCATCTATGTGCCACGGGCGGACAATGATGAAGACACCATGTTCTACCTGACGGTCCCCGCCTTGATGACCGCCCTGAAGGACTTCCGTGATCGCGACATGGAGGGTCCAGCTGATGTGATGCAGAAGGCCATTGCCAGGGCGGAATCCCTTGACATCCAGAAGGAGGCTTTGTTTGTGCTCCAGGATGATCAGTACATGTCCTTGATCCACTACAAGCGCGAACTCTCCGCACAACCGTTCCTTGATTAGATCCGAGCAGTACAAGCGTTTTAAAAACGCTCAATTCATCAAGCGTCTGGAGGAAGATTGGTTGACGCCAGTCGATTATCTTCCTTACATTGATGCGCTCTTTGGTGACATCGATCTAGATCCTTGTACAACAGAACTTGCCAATGGTCAGTTCTTGCGTGCCAGGAACTTCTACACCAAAGAAGACGATGGATTGAACATTGAAATCCCCTGGACTGGCAAGGTTTATCTGTTCCCTCCCACCTACGGACGTTGCTCCTGGAGCGCACCACGGGGCACCTGGAAGTGGGGCCTGAGGGGCGGCAGCAGCGGAACAAGTCCAACAGCCGCGTGGTTCAAAAGGCTGGTCAGGGAGTGGAAGCTGGGCAACGTGTCAGAAGGGTTGCTGTTCTCAACCAACCACGAGTGCTTCCGAACGATGCCTGAGATGTGGAATTATCCAGTTTGCATACCCAAGGACAGGGCAAACCTGATCCATGGCGATCGTTTGTTTACATTCCAGACCCCACTTACATGGGGTTATTTTGTATATCTTCCGCCAAAGAGTCTAGGTTTTGATCCGTCTGGCCGATTTCGTGAGATTTTTTCTCACATCGGTCATATTGTTGGCTAAGACGGTTGAGTGCGAAAAAGATTACGGAAACCAATCCGCCGGTCAGTATTGTCGATACTAGCAGCACCCCTTGGCTCATAGGGGAGTGCAGTGGTTGGAATGGTTCCGCCTTGTGCAACGAGCACAAAACGATCATCGCCTTGTCGTTGAGCAGTGATGTCATCTTGGGCGCCTTTGCGGTCACGCTCCATGTATTGTGACAGAAACCTCAGGCCTGCTGCATTATCTTGTGCTCCTTCTAAGCCTCGATAACGGTTGTCAACGTTGTAGTTTTGGCTAAGCTGGTGTTTCATAAGACCATTCTGTCAGATCTAAACCGTGGACCCAGACATCAACTATGTTCTCAATCTGCACGATCAGATCTGGTTCGATACGCAGACTCATATTGGTCTCATTTGCGACGAAATTAAGACACTCCTCATTGAGAAGAACAAAAAATACGGTGACTCCGCTTTAAATCCAAGTCGGATTTTCAGCAAAGCTGATTCTGTCGAGCAAATCCTGGTCCGCATCGACGACAAATTAAACCGCATTCAAAAAGGTGCTGGCCTGATTGGATCCGATGAAGATGTTATCAACGACTTAATTGGTTACTTGATCTTGCTTAAAATAGCTTTAGCAAGACAACCAATCTATGGACAGAGCTGATGAGATTTTATATAACTACTGCCCAGAGCTTCAGTTAATTGACATGCTGGATTGGATTAACGGGACCTCTAAACATTCTTTGGAGATCCCAGCAATCCTGGCGCCTGATTCCAGTATCTCCAAAACCGTCTTAGGCTCTCACCTGTCGGATCCCACTCCAGAAACTTCCGCTCCAGATACTCAATCGCTTTGATCTGGTTCGGCGTGTGCTGCCAGGTTTCCGCCAGGTTAAGCAGGCACTGTTGCTTGGCTTCGCAGCGGTGGGGATAGAAGGTTGGAATCTCTTTATCTGGCGCCAGGTAGTAATTGAGTTCAACCCTTCTCCTTTCTTTTAAGAGCGAGGCAGCGTGGTAATACGCCTTGTTGATGTAAGGAGACCACTCCTTAATAATGGCATTTTTACTGGCGTTGGTATTAATGAGTTCACGTAAATAACACTCTTTAAATGTGCTAATTCCAACGCTGTGAGCATAACTAATGATGGCTGCCCGCTTCTTTTTGTTCATTGGCATGTAGACACAAGGAACAACAAGGTCCGCCAGCTTCTTGAGATCCTCAATGAACTGGGCTGTGATCTGGACTTCAGTTGCCTTATCTCCGCCGTGGACAAACCGCTTGCCGATCCGCAGGCTGCCATAACCGATGCGCCAGGTGGGATCACTGCGGTCCCTATACGCAGCGTACCGGCCAAAACCCAAGTGAGTCCTGGCCGGCGTATAAGCACAAATTAATCGAACCGTATCTTTATCTAAGAACGGGTGATCAATTTTAAATTGATCAAGGAACGACAACGGAGCCGGTGTAGCTCACCTCAGAATAACCGTCCAGGCGCAGCAGCACAACATAGTTCTTGGAGGCGTCCGACACGGTCACGCCCACAGCACCTTTGCCTTTACCAGACTTCACGATGTTGCTGAACTTGGTGTAACCAGTGGGGGCGCTGCCTGCAGTATAGGAATCTTCCTGGAAGATCTCCATGGTGTCGATACCACTGGTGACCGTCAGGGTAACGGTGATGTCACCAGTGCTGCCGGGGTTGACGCGGAAGGCGCGGATGTTGAGGCCGCCGGTGGAGCCAGCAGAGGTATTGCCCAGGTAGGTGATCTCAGAACCGGCATCAACCTGGAAGGTGTCCAGGGTTCCTTTGATTGTGCGTGTTGCCATCTTGATTAAGAAAGTTGACTTTCCGTTTGGTATTGGAAGGAGAAGTCGGCATCAATGCCGTGTTCTTTGAGGATGCTGAGGAACAACTGGCGGTCCACAAGCTTTTGGTGAAGCATGTCAATGAAAGCTTCTTCCAGTTCATCGCGATCCAGCTCACGAATCGCCATGGCTGCAGCATGGATTGCAAATTCGCTATCCACGCTTAACCCTGAAGCGCCTGCATCCATTGGTAACTACCAATCTGTGATTACATCCTAACAGCGGTGAACCATTTGGCAATTTTTAGGCTGCAACTGGCTTCTGAGGCGGAATGTAACGCTGATCAACTGTGAAATCTGGGATGTCTGGAGCCCCGCTAAAAATGCCAGGGACCAGTTGAGGGAGCCTCTCGTCTTTGTACTGGGCGAGAAACTGCTGCGACGCGTTCATGGTGCTTTCCGTGTGGTTTGGTTAAGAACAGGCCCATGGCATAAGTCCCGCCAAAGACCAAACCAAAGACCAAAATTAAAGACTCCACTTGCTTGTTCAGTCTTAAACCACTATATTTTAGGGAACCCCAGCATTCAAAATGCTCAGCCAAACCGCAATTGAGAACATCACCGACTCTGCACTTGGTGGCGTCAGTAAAACTCAGTTGCGCTCACATTTGATGACGGCTTTTGAAGTCACTGAAAAAGAAGCGGACACAATATTAAACAACTTAGGCTTCGCCAAGAAACCTAATTACATCAACTACTTCAAACATTACAACATTAATATTCCGCAAGGAGCAGAACAAATTTATTATCCTTGCACCAAAATCTACGAGTACAAAAACTTTTTGTGCCCATCAGATTGCTACGGCCTAATGGACATGGCTGATGCCAGGGTCAGGCGCAGCTGCATTGCTAACCCTAAGGATGAAGCATTGTCGACAGATTATCGCACCAGCTGGACCGCTGATCTGGAGTGGAACAAAAGTGATTTTGTCAATCAGATTGATATCAAAATTGGTAAGGCTTTGAGCCTGAACCCATTTTTAGGTGAGACGCTGCAGATCCAGAGGTACAAACCGGGTCAATATTATAAAGAACACTGTGACTTTTTCTATCCCAACACCGAGGAATATAAGGTCTACACCGAGTGGATGGGCCAGCGCACTTGGACCTTTATGGTGTATTTAAATGATGTGGAAGAAGGTGGTGAAACGTATTTCAAACATCTCGACTTAACGATCAAGCCAGAGCAGGGCAAAGCTGTCTTCTGGAGCAACCTTTACCCCTTTGGTCTGCCCAACCCCAGGACCATGCACGAGGCGCTGCCACCTGTCAGTGGCGCCAAGTATGTGATTACCAAGTGGTGGCGCAGCTGGAGCCTGATGCCTTAGTGATCGCAGCCGCAGGGCAGGTTGGACTTGAGCAGCCACTGCGCTTTCTTGTGGGCGCGGCCACGCTCAACAGCCAGATCAAGGGTGAACTGATCACCGATGGCTTCTGCCTGCAGCGAGAGGGAGTGGAACTTCTCGGCAAGCAGATCGGTGTTGCTGGCCAACACGGAGATTAGGCCATCTTGATCAAAACAATCCTCAGGCAGCGCAGCCATGGTGGAGTAGTTAAGGTCCTCCACGCTCTTGGGGGCTGCAATATCCATCGAGCGCAGGTGCTCAGCGATGGTGTCAAGACCGCCTTGAAGTTCTTCGTAGATCTCTTGGGTCAGCTTATGGATCGAGTAGAACTTGGTGCCCATCAGGTTCCAATGGACAATGTAGGTTTGATTGAGCAGATAAGAAGTATCACGCAGTGCCTGAACCAAGGCAACGTAACAAGCTCCTTTTTTGTCCATTTTTGCCATTTAGATCACCAGTTGTAGTTACATGCCCACCAGCCAGGTGTGAGCTTATCTTTTTTGTCAACGCAGTTATGTCGTGCTTTAAAGTTAGCACGGCGTTTTTCATCTTTGTGCTGCAGGTAATCTTCCATACCCCTCAAACCAAAGCGAACAATCTTCTCTTCTCTGTTATCGCACGCTTTGACAATATATTTTTGTTTAGCACCTGCTGGCGCACGTTGAGGCTTGTTGCACTTCATGTGCTCCTTGGCCAGACGCTTTGCCTTTGCTCGATCCGCCATCAGCCTTTGTAGTATTCGGCGCGATCAGGAGAAATCGCCATCCCCTCTTCTCCCTTGAGGGCGCGATCACCGACAGCAGGATTGCGGTAACCCTTCATCTTCTCAATGATGTTAGCCACCGTGGCGGCGTAACCTTGAGCAAACTGTTGTGGATCAGGTCGCGATCCAGCCGATTGTTGCATCATTGGCCAGGTAGGGGACTGCGTTATCTGTGCTGTTGATTTTGATTGAGCAGGGTTTCTGCTCTAACCATTTCTTCAGTTTATCAGCCCTAAGATCGGAATAATTCCGGTTGTCCTTATTGAACCAGGTAAATGGCAACTCCGATGCTTTGGAGCGGTTGCAGCTGTTGCAGGAGCAGGCCAGGTTGTTTCGCGTGTTGTGTCCGCCTTTGTGTTTGGGAACAATGTGATCAATCGTTGCAGTATCTTTGCACAGCTGACGATCACAGTAAGCGCACTTCCATTCCCAAGCGTCAAAGATTGACTCTCGAAATTTTCGACGCGCAAGTTTAGGGGTTAAAACAATTAAGTTAGCTAAGAAATCTTCTTCGCTGTGAAACATTGAAGTTCACAAACCCTAACCAAAAGATATGGTGCATACACCTTCCCTTTGCGCTATGCTTGCAGTGCCCGCCGGTGACGCCAGGCAGATAGCCTGGAGGGTCCGGGGCTCAAGCCCGTGTAGCCCAATCGGCAGAGGCGACGGATTTAAGCTCCGTTCAGTGTTGGTTCAAGTCCGACCACGGGTACCACGTTCGGGATGTAGCTCAGCTTGGTAGAGCGCTGTCTTTGGGAGGCAGATGCCGCAGGTTCGAATCCTGCCATCCCGACCACGCTGGATTAGCTCAGTGGTAGAGCAGGGATTTTGTAAATCTCAGGCCACCCGTTCAAATCGGGTATCCAGCTTAATCAGTTAAACCAATTAAAATTTCTTCTTCATCTTCTGCTGGATCGTATTCAGCTTCTTCTAATAAGCGCAGTAAATAATAATGAAGCTTGTCTGTGACCCAACGCAAATCTTCATCGCTGACATCACAGACAATGGCATTAAGCCTGAGTTCTCGTGAAGGTTCACGAATAAAATCTGCGATCAACTCAAGAGCTTTATAACGTTCTTTCGTGAACTCGCCTAACATCACTCTGCAAGCGGATCAGTAATGGCATCGACCAGTTGGTTGTTCTCTTCAGCAGCCAGCTTCTGCTTGAGGATGCCAAGGATTTCAATGGCACCTTGAACTTTAAGGTAGCCCTCTTTGGTTCGGATCAGCGTTTCTTCTGAGCTGCGAATCTCATCAGCCAAGCTAGCAAGCTGGGCCTTGAGGCCACCATCAAGTTCGTCAATTGCGTTGTTCATTGATCAGAGATTTTCTAAGCAAATAGTAACACCTTTGATCATAGATTGCCAGACTTGGGCGGTCTGCCCGGCCCTGGTGGCTTGGGTTGATCAGATCGATCTTCTTCCTTTCTGCTGACGCCGTAGACGGCCAGAACGCTCGTCACCAAAGAAGAAATGAAGGCTGCATCAACTTTGGCAAAGCCCATGTAACTAACCGTCAGCATGGCAAGTGCCCACGACAAAACGCCAACGGGTACGACCGTCGCAAAGAACTTTCGTAACCCGCTGTCGCTTCGTTTAATCACAGCAGATCAATAAACCAACCCGTCCCTGGACCTTCCACAGTCCAACGGCTCTTTATTAAGTTATAGCTGTATTCTTTGTTGTTGCCATCGGTGCTGATGTAGCTACCGCTGCTGTGGTCAATTTCGCCCCATGGGTCGTTGACGATGAAGGTACGGCGGCTGTCGTCATAACCAATGATGCAGATCCAGTGACCGCCACCGGATGGGGCGCTGGCTGGCCCGTGGTGGAGGATGCCGACTGGGACCGGAACGCCAGCATCAATATTTGCTTTGAGCTTCTCCACCGTCCCGTTTTGTTTAAAAGATGGTTTAAAGCCAAGACCTTTTAAAACAGCAACTTGAACACTGCTGTCAGTGCTATCGCCAATGGCAAAAACTTTTCGAACGTACTCATCATCATTTTTGACGACGCCAGGCTTGAGGAACATTGCGGCCATGGCGCAGGAGCTGGAGAAACAGGTGCGGCTGGCGTCACGGTAGTTATCCCGCTGCGACTGGTAGGGAACGTTTAAGGTCTTGCGGTTGATGTGATCTTTAGAGACGTTCTCATTTTTACGTTCAATCACAAGGCCGCCGAGTCCTTCAAAGTGTTTGTCGTAGACCCACCAGGTACCAAGACCACCTGGCAGCTCCAGTTGCGTGTGGCCGTCCTGCTGCTTGAGGACCTTGCAGCCCTTGTAGTCCCTGCCCTGATGGACCTTTGCCAGCTTGTCATTGGGGAGGTCCGAACTGGAGATAGGTTCTTTTTTGAACCAGGTTTGTTGGCTTGAGCGAATGTCGATGATTTTAGATTCCATGGAACCAGAGCTACAGAACAGATCAGTTTCAGCTTTACGGCGCCGCACCAAACCAGCAAGACCGCCATTGGTCCACCGCTTGAGTTCTTCTTTGGCAACTGTGTTGGGATCTTCCCCTGCATTCAGGCGTCGGCGCAGTGTGGATTCTTCCAGGGCGCCAGTGCCACAGTTAAACGCAAAGGAAACCAGTGCATCAAATTGCGACTGGGTCAGTTGAATTTTAATTAAGCGGCTGACACCTTCTTCAAAGCGAGCGACATCTTTACGCAGCAGATCTTCTGCCTCTTCTTTGGTAATTTTCATCCCCTCTTTGACGTGGGGACCGGTGCTGCCATAACCAATGGTGAGCACATGAGAGCTGCAGTAATAAGGTTCTAACCGCAGGCCTTCAAAAGATTTAATGAGATCTAAGCCTTTTTGCGAGATCTTCATGGTTTTATACATTTAGTTCTATCTTACCCCGATGATAGGATTAATTTATTGCACACCGATACCAACATGTGGAGATCATTTCTCGCTTTATTGCTGTTATCTTCTCCTGCATTAGCTCAGTCTGTGACTCCAAACTTCACGCAGGGAAGCATGACGAGCACCACCACAACCACCCAAACAATCAACGAGACCATTCAAGTTCAAGTGTTTGGCGGCGATTACCGCAATGTCAGCGGCAGCAACGTCACACCGAGCGGCGACATCAACGCATCGGCAACAACGTTCTCCGTAACAGACACAACCAAGCCGTACAGCCTGGAGGTCGTTACACGGGCAGCTGGCGTGGTGGAGCAGACCGACATCACAAGAACAGTTACAACAAACGCTACGACCAATTCCTTATCGGTCTTCTCGCAATAATTTGCTGCGCTCCAGTCAGGGCCGGTGAAGGTGGTACAACAGCAATTGCTAATCCTGTTGCCACTTCAACCGGCTCTGTTTCCAACCAAGCAGTACAAATTAACCAAGGTAGTTATAGCCAGCAGGGTTTTGGAGTCGGTCACACCTGTAACTCCAGTACCTTAGTGCTGACTCCGTTTTACCTTGGCAATGATGTCAACAATCCAGAAACACCTTATATCAGAAACCAAAACTTTGGCGCCCAAGTTAGTTTAAGTATGCCTCTTGATTTTGAAATGGTGAGGCTGTGCAAAGAATTAGCCAAGAGAAAAATTGAAAAGGAAAGATTAGATTATGAGCTTGTAAGAATTCTTAAGTGCATAGAAATTAAAAAGGCAGGTTATATGATCCACCCTTCTTCACCTTATGCAGGCGTTTGTGCCGACGTAATAGCAGTTTCTGGCGGCCAAAAGTAAGCTGTTTTTTATTTAAAAGTTTATTAACGCGTTTAATTATGACGTTAATAACCGGTTTAAAGAGTGAAACAAGCCGTTTAAATAAGGAAGTGGCTGTCAATGTTGCTGCCACGCTGACAACAGATGTGACTGCGGCTGCGGTAACAATCTCTGCTTTTGGTACCGGGATTTGTATATCCGTTCCCGGTAGAGTAATTGTAGTGGCTTCTGCAAGTTGTGGACGATTTTGTTGTTCAGGCTGTGAAGAAGGCGTGTATTCAGGTGTTTGGAATTGCGGTTCTGGGATTGTTAGCGCTGGTACCGGTATGGATGGCGCTAAAGGTGGCGCAGGTTTCTTCTCCTGCGGTTCGGCCTGAGGTTCTGAAGTATCTACACCAAAGGAATCGTTAGGTCCTCCATTGGCGTAAGGGTAAACTAGTGGTGTATACGACGGAATCTCTGCCCTAGGCAACTCCAGAACAGGAGCTGGTAAGGACAGAGATTCAGGTAGATGCGGTTTAGGAACTTGCCTTGGATCTGGAATCCTCAGTGGTTCCATTTAAATATCAGTCGAGCCCCAGCAGCTCCTTTAGCTCATCAACGGTCAGTCCAGCAGCAGCCAGCTTCTCGGCAGCGGTGGGTTCAGGCGTAGGTTCAGGTTGCGGGCGGGATTCGATCTCCGCGATTTCTTCTGCGGTCAGTTCGACGATTTCTTGCTCGCCGGTTTGTACGTCAACAACGATGCGGTGCATGGTTTAGCCCTCGTAAAGGATGTTGATGGAGCCAGCATCGAACGTATCCGAGCCACCAACGGTGGTAATCCGTACGCGATCTAGGGTGGCAGAAGTAGCCTTAGATCCGCCGGCAGCAGTAATATTGTTAGCGCTAATTTGACTTCCTGAGGAAAGAACCCAAGTATTTCCAGAAATGTTTGTCAAAATCGCATGACCCATTATTTGTGCCGCTGCTGTAGTACCCGAATTTATATTCAAGCCGACAGTATTAGCAACGTAGCTAGGAGTTTGGTTTGTAGAACCACCGTTGTATCCGGTAGTTTCAATGCCGCCAGAATCACCAAGCTGGATGCAGATGGGGCTAGTTCCGTTTGTGCTAACTCCATCAAACATCACCGTAATTCGCTTGACCCAACTCGGGATGCTCGTGAAGTCAATCGACGTGCCACTTGTCGATGCAACTGCAGTACCTGATTTAATTGTTCCTTGAATCGTAGTTGCAGTCAGCGTCGAAATGGTTGTACTTCCATCTGCTGCCAGGACAATATTGTTCGTCGTCGAACTGGGATTAAGGATGTTTGTGGTTTTTAAACTACTCATGATCAGCCCTCGTAGAGAATGTTGATCGACCCGGCGTCAAAGGTGTCGGTGCCGTTGACGGTAGTAATGCGGACGCGATCCAAGGTGCCGGATAGGGATAAGGTCCCATTGACCAAGCAAGTGTCTCCGTTGCTTGCTGAATTAGTGTGTGACCCTGATAGGTTCCAGTTGTTAGAGGAGACGTTGACCAAATAGAAGACACCGTATCTTGTAGTTGTTGATGCCTGACCGTCAGAAGTGACAAACCCAGCCGACATAGCTGTGTAGACGTTGCTCGGAGCAACGCCAAATCTAGTTGCGTAGCCAATGTATCCAGATGTTGTAAAACTACCCGAGCCAATCTGAATTTGAAGAGCAGAACTACCGTTGGTACTCACTCCGTTAAACATCACCGTCACCCGCTTCACCCAACTCGGAATCCCAGTGAAGTCAATACTGGTGCCGCTGGTGCTGTTCTGAGCGGTGGCAAGCGTCATCCGCCCGCGATCAGCAAAGCTCAACGTGCCGCTGCCGTTGGTGACCAGTGCCTGATCGGCGGAGCCGTTGCCAGTCGGAAGCACCAGCGTGTTCGACCCAGCCACCGCCGGAGCGTCGATCTCGGTGTAGCCGCTAGTTGATCCGTTAAGACGAAGTGTCATTGTTCTGCCTCACTCGTACATGATGTTGATGGAACCGGCGTCAAAGGTGTCGGTGCCGTTGACGGTGGTGATGCGGACGGCTGTCACGACTGCACCGAGGCTAATGCTGCCGCCTGCCGCGTATTGAGCGAGAGACGAGTCTGATCTACCGCCAGATCCCGCAAAAGAATAAATAAAAGTGCTCGAATTGAGTAGCAGTATTTGCCCCGCCCCGTGCCTGACACCTGCTGCATTGCTGATGTCATCTAATTGAAAACCTGTGTTGAAATTGGTGGCCGCCACAATGCCCAGATAGCCGGACGCGGTATACGTTGGCGTAGCGCCCGTACCAAGCCGAATGACTACCACAGATGTTCCATTTGTACTGACGCCGCTGAACATCACCGTAATTCGCTTTGCCCAACTTGGGATCCCGGTGAAGTCGATGCTGGTGCCGCTGGTGCTAGCTTGAGCAGTGCTGCTGACCAACGGAACATTTCCAGATGTGCCGTTGAGACTTGCTGTGATTTGGCCTGCTGCAAAAACAAAACCGGTATCCGTATCTGAACCCCTGACGGCAGGGGTTGATGTGGAGCCGTCTGGCCCTGTAATTCCGCTTGTACCGTTAATAACTACTGGCATGGCTTTATTTTACCTCAAATAATGACCCAAGCGGAACCACTTGGTATCGTGACCGTGACGCCTGAATTCACTGTACACGGGCCAAATGTGCCGGCATTGTAGTTTGTTGGAATTGTATAATTTGTCGTCACTGTCTGTTTGTTCAAGTAGAACACTTCATCATTGGAACCAGATGCACCGGTCGCACCAGTAAAATCATTGGCCAGCTTGGAGCGGGTGATGGTTCCATCAGAGGGCGTACCAATATTTAAGGTGTCGCCCATCAACACCCCAAAGAAACTAAGGCCGGCGGCAGGCGCTGTTAAAAACGTGATGGTGTTGGTGCTGACAGTGTAATTCGTGTTTGGTTCCTGAATCACACCACCAACCGAGATCAGTAGCTGCTGAGCAGTGCCAGCAGTAACTGGAGCTGTACTGACGGTCAGGTTGAACGTGGTTGTCGAGCCGTTGAAGCTCCCTGAGATATTGTCCAGCTTTCGATACTGGCCAACAACTGGCTCAGTTCCTAAATACGCCACAGGATTACGCTCTTAATAACGCTATTCTAAAACAGATTATTCAGGCTGCTGCGGCCACTCTTCCAGGCCACCGTTTGTCACCAGCTCAGCCAGATCGCCAACAGATTTGCAGGCAGCAATTTGAACTTCCCGTTCACCTGAAACGCGGCGAACCTCTGCGCGGTAATCCAAGATCTCGGCTGGAACGTCCAGGGACGTTTCAAATTGACGGGTGATGTACCAATCGGTGGAAGCCAGGAGAGTGCCTGCAGTTTGTTTCTGCTGGGCAATCCACTGTTTCTTAAGATCTTCGAGGTTTTTGGGGATGCCGTGGTCCCAGTAGAACCTCTGATCGACTGGTTCGGGGTCGGGTTGCCAGGAGATGCCAGCAGCTTTTTTATCTTCTTCGCTGCTCAGACGAAGCCAATTGGCCGGATATTGAAGGTCGTTTAAAACAAAAGGTACATCAACGGGGATAACCTTCCCACCAGCGACAAACATTTTAACTCTCTTTTTTTATCAGTTTAATCGACCTTACCACTGGCTTGTGCCCGTTTCATAGGTCAGCGGGCGAGGGAGAATTTCGCTGGGGTTTCAGCCCAAGCGCAGAAAACGTAAGTTGATCCGCTTCCGTTTATAGCTGAAGAAGTTCCTCTGATTTTTATACCATTACTGAGGAAATCCCAGTATTTATTTGCGCCGGAGTTTTCTGCAACACTGAGGTTTGGAAACAAGATACTGTTGTAAGCAGAGTTGTACGGATCTCTTCTGTTGTCAAGAATGACCCAATCATTTGAGCTATTGGTTTGCTTAACGATTACGACTGCCGGTGTGAAGCCAAGATGTATGTAAACGCCGTCGCTGGATCCGTTGCCCGTGTAGCTGCCGAACTTGCTGAAGCCCGCGACTTCGGACCACAGGTAGGCGACGTAGGTGCCGGTGTTGGCATTGACCACAGTGGAGGTGCCGACAGAAAACACGCTGCTGGTAGGAGTTGTGTTGTTCCACACGCTTCCAGAAGTAGACCCTTGGGTTCCGTTTAAGTACATATAATTGCCGTTGCCCATGCTGACGTGATACACCCCCCAGTCTTCAGCGGCATCACGCCTTTTAACGACCATCCAGCTTGGCGCAACACCAAGCGAGTGAGCGATGGTGCGTGCAGTGCCATTCCCCGTATAGGTCACAATGTCAAACCCCGGCGTGGCGCTTTCGTCCCAGCACCAGGCGACGTAACCGCTGCCGTTGTTGTTCCACTCACTGGTTGCCGTGCCTCCGGTAGTAGTTGCCGCGACTGTAAATCCGTCAGAGGTGAATGCTCTAAACCAGTTGTTCGCTGTATTGGTATTTTCGGCTGCAGTGCTGTTGCTTTGAAGATACGCCGTTGTTCCGCGCACTTGATCCTGCAACACATGGCCAGCACCAGCCACTTCGCGGTTCTTGATCCACACCAGATCAGGCGAAAACCCAAGGCCAGTGACGGTCAGAGTTCCGTTATTGCCGGTGTAGAGTTTGGCGTCGAAGTACGTCCCCGGCTTCTTAATCGACGGCTCGGGCAGGTTTTGCGTGTTCAGCGCCACGAAGCCCGACGGCGGGGTGTACGCGAAGGGGCGTTGGCCGAAGTTGGCATAGCCCTGAGGGCTCCCAATGTCATCTGTTGCGACTGCAAATGTGCAATTACCTTGGGCAAAAAACGCAGATGATGTAATGACACCTTGGCTTGTGCCATTCTTAAAAAATTCAATTGTATTTGCAGTGGGATCAACAGCAACACCGATGATGTCATTTGCTGCCCATGAAGCTCCATAAGCTGACTCGGTCCCAAGCACTCGCTTGTTTCCACCAGCTCTATAACTAACATTTGTACTTTGTGAATGAAGCGCACCTGTTCCTGCCGTGTCGCTTACTGGAACAACTCCAATGGAAGCGGGTGAAGTGACAACATCAAAGAAAAACTCGGCATACGATTTGCCAAGAATTGCCATTGTGCCACGAGCGTATGTATTGGCCACACCGTTGACACCTTGTACTTGCAAATTTCCATTTTTAAGGGTTGCTCCACCAAAAAAAGCTGATGCAAGTATGGCGTTAAACGTGCAGTAATTCCCCCTGCCATTGCCGCCATCGGCGTAGGGCGTTGGGGTGTCGATCAGGCTGTCGTTGCCGGCGCCAGCGGTGACGCTGAAGTTGTTGGGCGTGAAGTTGTTGCCGTTACCGCTGCTGTCCTTGCCCAGCGTGGTGCTGGTGGTGCCGCTGTTGTCCGAGAAGTTGAGGTAGAAGGAGTTTACGTCATTTACGGTTACCGCATATGAACTGCTAGAAAAGAAATCGCCATTTGCAAATTGATAAACAGCGTATTGGCCTGTCGTCTGATGACCAGATCCTCCAAGCACACTAAATGTCGTAGAGGCTTGAGATGTCCAAGTGACGCCATCGTCACTAGTCCAGACATTGATCGTGCGACTATCGCCAGAGCCAGCAGTAAAACGGAAAATCTTTGACTTAGCGCCAGCCGAATAAATGGCAACGCTTGGGTTTGACGTACCCGATGAACTGTTTCCGCCCAGCGCATTGCCAGATGACACCGAGGTCATAGAAGACCATGAACCCGGACTACCTGTTCCCGAATATGCTTTGTAATCCCATGAAGTTGCAGAAGAGGTTGTGTGGATGTACCGTTTGGGCTTCCAGACGCCGGTGATGGTGTCGGTCTCGCCAAATGACGAAGGAGTTAACTGCTGCCCATCAATACTGTGGAACTCAGTAATGTAACCATCAAAATAAGTCCCATCTCTCGG